CCACGGATCAGGTAGTCGATCTTGATGGGAGACAGCCCAACCTCACCGGTCACAGACCCAATCATGCGGGCCAAGCCGGTAGTGGTGTCGCGGTACCGCTCGGTAGCCAAGAGGCTTTGCTCACGCGAGGACTCGATGTCGCCGCTGTAGAACGACTTGCCCAGGATGACTTCCGTGAGCGGCTTGACTGCCTGGGGCAGCGTGAAGGGCACCGTCTGCGTAAGCAGCTTCTGCATGCCATCCACCGCCTGCTTAGCCTCAGTATCGCCCTTGGCCGCGTGGTACAGCGCCTCGGGCAGCGCCTTGAACAGGTAGCCCAACTCAAACGGGATCGGCACACGCACCGGCTCATCAATACCCGGGATGTACACGAACCAGTTGGCCAGACGCTCTTCAGGCTTAGCCCGCTTGTAGGCTTCGTCGTCCTCCATCATCATGGCGTAGGCCAAGGAACCTGCGGCCAGCATCAGACCGCGTGTCCACAGCTTCTGGCGTACCTTCAACTGCTCGCTGTACGGCATCTGGCCGGTGAACGCCCGGTACAACACGTCCAGACCTTGGATCTGCGCGTTGAAGAACGGGATCATGATGGAAAGCGCCTGCATGGTGGGCGACAGTCCGCGACGGCTGAAGTTCATCGACTCCAGTGTGCGCAGCGCAGCCTGCTGCTCAGTCAGGCCCTTCTTGAGCGAGTCGTTGTAGATGACCGCACGCGTGGCAGCATCGCCCTGCATAGCGAACTGATCGGCTTTGGCCAAGACCTTGTCCCACCCAGTCTTACCAGCAGTCACGTCGCGCAGGAACATCTCCATGTCGCGCTGATCGCCAGTGAAGACGTTGCTGCTGATGGCGCCCATGGACATGAGTTTCTTCTCGGCATCGCTGCGTCCGGCCATCATCTTGCCCAACTCCACGAAGGAGGACAGCACAGGCGTCGCATCGGAGCCAGTGGTCAGCCAAGCGTTGAGCGGATCGCGGATAACCTGCCGGATCGCATACACCGGGGCGCGGGTCACGAACTTGCGCAGCACATCGGCGGGATAGCCCAGGATGTTGAACAGCCCAGGCAGCGTCGTCTGGATACCTTCCAAGCCGCGCACCACCAGTTCTGCCGGGATGTAGTCCTTGTCGCCGGGTTTGCCAAACGCTTGGTCGATGACGACAAAGTGATCCTTGCCCTTGACCTTGAAGCGCACAGTGCTGGAGCTGGCTGGGCCTGTGCCCGGGCCCATCTTGGACGCGATGCCCATGTCATGCAGACGGAACGCCGTGTCCTTGATAGCCTGATTGCGCAGGCCCATGCGGGTCAAGATGAAAGTGTTTTGAATGGCGCTGGTAAAGATCGGCAGGATGTCTTTGTTGTCGCCCACAAGCGACTTGAGTTCCGGCTGGCTCTTGATGTCGCCAATACGGATCGGGCGCTCCTTCTCCACAAACAACTGCACCGTATCGCCATCGATGCGGTAGTACGGGATGTAGGGCTTGCTCTTGAGTTCAGCCGCCTTATCCTTGGTCATCTCACCCGTCTCAACCAGCCAGTCAATCAGCCCGTTGTTGTACTCCTGGTAGATGCGGTTGGCCTTCTCAAAAGCAGCCTTGGCCTTGGGGTTGGCGTTCAAGAACTGAATGACCTCGTTGTACTCGGCCTCCATTTGAGCCGGGTTTTCAAAGTTCAGCTTCTTCCAGCCAACGCTCTTTGCCCGAAGTCCAGCCACATACGCCGTCAGCATGGCTTCGGCTTGCGTATCGTTGTCGATACCTGCCTCGTTAAGCGCCTCAGCCACCCCAAGCATGTTGGCCCCGGGCTTGGCTTCGTAGATGTAAGAGCCCTTGGGGCCCTTTGGATCAGGGATGCGCCTGACCGCACCGTTGGTCAGAAACTGACCGGCAAACTGGCTGACCTGCTTACCGAAGCGCAGCGCATACTCAGCGTTGGCGGCATCGACAGAGTTCAGAATACCTTTTTCAGTACCGACCTTGAGCGCCTTGGATACGGCTGCGTAGTCATCGACATACTGAACACGTCCGCCCAGCCCCAGGAAGTTGCCAAACAACTTGTCCTTGACCGAGTGCTGTTTGGCCGCAAACGACTTGGCCAGCGTCACCGGCTGCTTGCGTGAGCGGAACGCAATCTCTCCGTCTGCTGCACGGTACGCCCCGATCTTCTTGTCGGCAAACGCCTTACGCGATTGGCGCAGCATGTAGAAGATGTCAGAGGTGTTGAGCTTGGGCAACTCCATGAAGCCCATGTCGCGCATGCCTGCGCGAACCATACCCACCAACTCCTTGAGCCAGCGCCCAGCCTTCTGGCGGAACGACTCCGTAACGCGTGCTTCTTCCGTGTGGGCGATGATCTCGCGCAGCACTTGCAGCCTCTGAACGCTCTCGGACTTGCCCATGTCGGCAAGCGTGTTGGCAGTCTGTGCGAGTTCCCGGATCAGGTTCTTGCCGCCGACTTCTTCTGCCAGCTTGCCCAGGTCAGCCTTATCGGCGTACGCCTGGAGGCGCTTCAACCCAATGAGCGTGTCGATTCCATAGTGGCCAACCAGCTCGTGCTGGATCGTCTCCTCCAAGTCGCGCAGGCTGGTGTGCTGATCGCCCACCACGAGCACAGTACCATCGGGGAAGACCGCGCCCTGCACCATCTCAGTGGTCGGATCAACACCGTCACGCGCCATCATGCGCAGCAACTTCAGCGGGATCTGACCGGCATCGGCGGCGTAGACAAACTTGACGTTGTCCGGCAGGTTCGACTTGATCTTGTCAGCAAGCGCCTTGGCTTCGGCAGCGTCCACCACACCTTCAGCGGCTTGGCCACGCGTGCGGTAGGCCGGTCCTGCCTCGTCATCGAAGTCAGCGTACTCACCACGCTCACGGGCCAAGCCCTCTTCGATGTCTTTGATGAAGCTCTCTTGCTCAGCTTCTGTGGCCTTGCGGCTTTCCGGCGTGCCTGAGACAAACCGACGCGGAGCCTGCGACACCTTGCGAGTGACTTGAGGCGTGCGCTTGGACGGGACTTCTTGCTTGCTGAACTTGGTTTCCTTCAGCGCCTCGCGCATGACCTCAACCTTTTCGTTCAGCTTGGCCTTGTACTCTGGCGTAGCTTTGCCCAGGGCCATAGCCTTCTGGTCAAGCTCCAGCTTGGCTGCATCCCGGAACTCGTTGACGCGGCTGTCTTCTGTGCCGTACTTAGCCTTCAGTGTCTCAAGACGACGCTTCAGGTTGGTGCCGAGCTTCTTGTATTCGGCCTGAGCGCGGCCAAGCTCAATGGCCAGCTTGCGCAGTTCCGCAGATGTCTCGGCCTCTTTGCGCACATCTCCACGCTTGATACGGGCAGCGGTCTGCGCAGCACGAGAAATCGGCTGAGACATACGAGCACGACGCTCAAGCTCAGCAGTACGAGCCGCACGCTCCGTAGCAGGCGCCTCCACCTTTTCACGGGTGTACAGGCTCTTGTACAAATCGTCGATCTGGCGCTTGATGGGAACGACCTTGGTGTCGTTCAGCATGTTGAAGCGGTTGGTCACTGCAACCAAACGCTTCTTGGCCGCACCTTTTTCTTGTGGAGTCATCGGGCGCTGCTCAGGCGCAGCCTCTGCCTTGCCTAGCGTGGCGTTCAACTGCGCCACCTTGTCCTTCATGGACGGCTTGTAGGCGATGCCCGTCTCCAAAGCCTTGGAGATCATGGCGTGCTCAGCGGCGAGTTCTTCCAGTTCTTGCAGGATCGAACGCTTGGCGTTCTTTTGCGGCTGCTCAACCTTGTTGCGCAGCGTCATGATCTGGTTCATCACGCTGTCGTACTGCTCAGGCGTGGCGGTACGGGTTACTTTCTCACCGGCCACATTCAGGCGGTCGGCCATCGCTTTCTCAAAGCGTGCTTGAGCCTCATCTTTCTCTTTCCGCGTCTTGGCCAACTCCTCTTTCTTGCGGATGTCGATGATGTTCAGCGCCTTCTGGATGGCCACAGGGTCGTTGTTCAAAACGCCCGTGCGCAGCACGTTGATGCCGCTGAACAGATCGTCGGTGCGATCCCGCATCGGGATCGAACTCTGCAATTGATCTTGGAGTTCTTGAATACGGCTCGGAGAAACGCCTGCCACAGTGGCCTTGCGCAGAGCTTCCGCACGCTGCTCGACTTCGGTAGGTTTAGCCTCTACAGCAGGCGCTGCTGCCGCAGGCTTGACCTCGAAAGACAGGGCCTCTTCAGGCTTCTGTGCAACAGGGACGGGCGCCTCTTCAGGCGTAAACAGTTCACGGGTCTGCCCGCGCTGCTCAAGCCCAACTTGCTTTTCCTGCAACGCCTGCATGCGCCGAGTAGTATCGGCAACGAGCGCGTCGCGCTGCTTCTTGGCGGCATCGAGCTTGTTACCCAGGTCGGTGGCTTTGTCGAAGTCTTGGGCTTGTGCCGCCTTGGTGAAGTCTTCTTGCAGCTTGGTGATCGTGCTGTCGATGGTCGACATCTTGGCCGCAGTCTGCTGCTGGAACTCAGCCTCTGGGATGGCCACACCGCCACGCTCTTCGATCAGGGCAGCACGCGCCTCAATCCGACGCTGGAGTTGCTGACGTTGTTCGTTTAGCGAACGGAAGTCGTCCGTGCGGCCTTCGGCAGCAGCGGTCTGCAACTGGGGCAGCAGCCCTTGAAGCTCACGGTTGAGCGTGTCCTGCTCAACCATCAGGCGCTGCACGTCGGGGATGGGCTCGGGTGCAGGAGCCGGGGCAGGTGCTGCCTCGGGTGCAGGAGCGGCAGCAGGCTGCTGAGCCTTCAGTGCCTCGATAGCGTCCTTGCGCTTTTCCCACTCTTGGCGGACAGGCAGGAACTCGTTCTGCGTGAACTCGTAGGCGCTCTGCTTGGCCTCTTGATATGCCTGCTTTTCCTCCGGCGTAGCCCCTTTCTTGGGCTTGATGGCCAGGGCATCGAGTTCTTCTTTCCGAGCCAGTAGCTGCTGATACTGCGTATCGAGCGCCATCAAAGCGTCGGGTTGATTCTTGGCGGCTTCTTCCTGGGCAGCGGCAGCTTGGGCCTGCTCCTGGGCTACGCGCTGTTCTTCTGCGGCCATGCGGCCACGGGCGCGACGGCCAAGCGTCATGTCCAACAGGCTCTGTGCCAAGACACCCACGGCACCGCCATAGGCGGCGCTCTCGCCAACCTGCTCGATGATCGCTTGCTCAGGCTTGTAGATGCCCTTGGCAATCATGTTCTGTGCAGCCTGGGACGCGGCTTCTTGAGCAGCCTCTTCACCACCGGCAACAAACGCACGCTTGATGGCCGCAGCCGCCCCGGCCTTGGCAGGTGCTGCTATGCGGTTGAGGATGCGCAGGGGCGCAAAGACTTCAGTTGCACCGACCAAAGAGCCAAGCGCGGTGGCTTGAGAGCGTTGTTCTTCCGTCGCGCCTTCGACCTCGGCCTTGGTGCGGGCTTCACCTGCACCGGCACCCACACCCAGTGCGGTAGCAGCGGCGATACCGGGAGCGCCAAATGGCAGCGCAGCAATAACGGGAACAATAGAGCCCGCAGCTTCACCGAACTTGCGTCCGACTGTGTCTTCGTAGCCTTCCTTGGCGGCGAATGGACGCTTGAGTGCGGTGGCACCCTCAGAGATGATCTTGCGGGCGGCTTCTTCTTGCTCGGCGGGCAGTAGCGCGGATGCGCCGACAGCGGCTTGCTCAACCAGTCCTACAGCGCCGGGAGCCAGACCTTTGAAGAATTCCTTGACTTGGCCACCTACCGTGGGTTCGGCAGGCTTCGGCTTAGCCTCTTCAAACAGTTCGGGAAACTTATCACGGGCCAATTGCATGGCCTCCATGTAAGACATCCGATCCGGCACCTTCAAGGATGAACCATCCGGCAGAGGCAGATATTTGGCCATACGTATCCCGTCAATGATGACCCATCCCTAGATGCGCAAACGCCCCAGCGGGTCAGACTGGGGCGCTGTATTTCCTATTCTGTCAGATTCAATCTTCTTCGTCATCATCGGTAAGGTCACGGACTTTACCGGTGGGCTTGCCACTAAATAGCAAGTCAGCGAGGAACGGGTTGTTGGCAACCGCCATATTCAGGCGAGCACGGAAAATCTGCTCCTTCTTGACCGGATCAGTCTCCGTCATGTACGTCACATCCTTGGACAGATCTGCCATGACCTGTTTCTGGAGTTTGCCGTACTCGGCCATCTTGCGGTTTGCTTCCTGTGCAGGCAGGTTGAGCGCGTTAATCCGTGCCTGTGCAACCTTGGCGTTACTTGCAGCGTTCTGCCGCATAACGTCCAAACTACCCTGTTGATAATCCCGGGTGTTCTTGATCTGCTCGGCTTGCTGGGCTGAACTGGCCGCAACCTGCTTTTGCTGCTCTGCCTGACTAAACAGCGTGACCGCATCGCGACGATTACCGATCTGCTCCTGGCGCTCAGCCATCCGCATGGTAATCTGGGCTTGACGCAGTGCACGCGCTGCCTGATCGTCCGCCGCTTGCGCAGCTTGGTAGGCGTTCAGACCTTCGGTAGCACCCTTGCCGATGTTCACCAGAGCGTGCGGAGAAGTGCCGCTCATCATGGCCAGACCAGCACGAAGGAGCGCCTCGCCACCACGCTGACCACGACGCTGAGCCAGTTCTTTTTCTTCCGGCTCGTACATTTTGCGCAGTTCGGCAAAGGCTCTGGAAGTCTCTTCGTTTGGCGCCTTGGACAACGCCGCAATACCTTCGGCAGTGGACGCAGGGGTAGGCGCTGTGTAAGTCGGAATAGGCGCTGCCGGAGCAGGCGGCGGTGCGACGGGAGCCGTAGGCGGTGCGGGTTGACGCACCATATCTGCCGCCGTGCGGGTTTCCTTCTTCTTGGTCGGTTCTTTCTCCCCAGGGTCGCGCAGCGCTGTGTCGGCCTTAGTAGGCGTGGGCTCTGGGGTGTACGGCTCCCCGTACTCATTGAGCAGCGGGGGCTCAGTCAGCGGTTCGTTTTTGCGGCTACGCTGCTTCTTTTTCTCCAAATCTTCGGCCACTACCTGGGCCAATGACTCCTTGGGCAGCTTGTTGTACAACTTCTTGACGGCGCTGCTCACGTCATCATAGGCAGCGGACAGGAACTCCGTGATGGACATCCCCTCGTAGCCAGTGGTACGGGGGAGAAGCGTGTCGCCAGCGCCTTGGTATTGCATCATGCCCGGGTAACGCGGCTGGCCACCCTGCTGGAATCGCTGAACCGTACCACCATCGGCGTAACGAACGACGGGCTCATTGTGGTTGGCAAAGTCCATGTCGCCACCATCGGCGTAACCCGCGATTCCACCGTCTGCCATCGTCTCCATATTGGGCGCACGAAGCGCGGGCAAACCGGGTGCTGGCTGGGACTGTTGCCCCATCGCCATGATGGCTTGATCAGCGACCTTCGGCTGAGGTTGCGTCATCTGCGCCTGTGCGGCCATGCGCAGCTTCTTGCGGGCCATGTCTTCCGACACGACCAAAGGCAGGATGTACGGGTCGTTCTTGTACATCATGGCCACGCGCTGCAATGCCTGATCAGGCATCATGCGCAGTTGCTCAGTGAACTGATTGACGTTGATCATGCTGCACGTCCCATGTTGTAGATGGCCAGATCAGCCAGACCTGCGGGCTTCTCTCGATACTCCACATCCTGCGCGTCTTTGACCTTGCCGCCCTTGGCAAACAGACCGAGCTTGCTTGCCCCAATAGCGGCTGTACCCAAACCAGCCAGTTGTGACACGGTAGAAGGCGCTTGTCCGTAGACCGACGTACCGGTCTGCGTAAGCGGAACACCTCGGATGATGTCCGACATGAAGCCCATTTGTCGGAACGGGTAGTTCTGTGCGTTGAGGAAGTCCTGATACTGTGAGTTCAGTATGTTTTGCGTCTGCTGTTGCTGTTGTGCACCATACTGCTGTTGCAGTTGGTTGACGGCAAGATTCTGACCAAACTCGGTCTGGCCAAGATTGCCCAGTTGCTGCGCAGACTGAAGCGCGGTTTGCAGCCCTTGAAGCCCCAGACCTGCGCCGTATTGGCGCGACTGCTCGCCAAGCTGCGCCGCCGCTTGGTTGTACTGAGCGCCAAGTCCGGCCTGCTGCATCAGGTTGCCGTAGCCGAACTGCCGAGACTGCTCAGCCATCTGCTGCGCTTGGAGCGCCGCCTGCTGTTCTGCCAGTTTGGCTTGAAGGGACTGCTGTGACCCCAGTTGCTGGACGCCCAGCGCAGCGGCCAAGTTCTGTCCACCCGTCGTAATACCGGCTTGCTGATTGGCAAGTTGTGCTTGCAGACGCGCAGCCTGTTCGGCGTTGAACTGCTGCTGTGCCTGTTGATACGCCGCCTGCGACCCACGAGACTGAATGTCTCCCATCTGCTGTGCCAAGTTGCGATTGCGCTCGGCCTGTACGATGGCTTGACGAGAGCCCCCAAAGGCTCCTGCGCGAGCAAACTGCGCAGCTTCTTGCTGCGCCGCAATAGCAGACTGCCGCGCAGCTTCGCGCTTCTCAATATCCACCACATCCTGCATGTACGGAGACATATAGGAAGAAACCGCACCGGGCTGAGTCAAAGACTGTGTAGCCACTCGCTCAGCCGGACCCATCTGATAAGTAGTCAAATCACGGGTAGAGACGCTTGGAGCCGTGAAAGAGGTTGGCTGATACGACGAGACGGGGCTGTAGAAGTTGGCAAACTGCGATGGCTTGTACTGGTCATATGCCAAGGCACGAAGTCCGGCACTGCCTGCCATGCTTGCGGCGTCTCGCAATTGCGGTGCGGCCTGCATGGCCTGCGCACCGGCAAACGCCTGTTGTTGCAGTGGGCTGAATTGAGCAAACCGCTCGCCTTGATACTGCATGTAGGGTTTGAAGCCGCTAATCTGCGGCATCCCAGACTCATCAAGAATGACCCTACCAGAAGCGTCGCGAGCATAATTAAACAGCGTGCTCTCCGCCCCACCAAGCAGACGCTCCGCATAGGGCGCGATCTGCGGCGCAAAGCCGGTCTGGTATTCGATCTGCTGTTGTTGAACGACTGGATCAGCCATGATGCGTCCTTATGCGGGTAGGTGTTGGTCGGCGCGGGTGTTCTTGGCCACCTTGTTTCGGCCCTTACCAACCGTCTTGGAACGAGCACGCTGCACCCGATCCATCATTGCGTAGAGTTTGCGAGCGCCTGCTTCGGTCGAGCCGTTGCCCAGTTCAGAGACGATACGTGCCGGGATAACGAACTCACCATCGGCCAGACGCGCGGGTTGCCGGTTGCCAATCGTGGCGGGGATGCTGTCTGAGACGCCATCACCCGGGCCGCGCAACAGGCGACCGCCATCGGAGTATCCACCCAGGTTGTAACGCTGAATCCTCCCGCCGTGCGCTGCGGCGGCTGCAATAGCTGCAAGACCACCTTTGCGCATACCAGCCATCAGCGCCATTTCATCAGCGGTGTATCGACCACCACCACCATCATAACCAGCAGCTTCGCCGTCCCACGCATTCCAGTCGTAGCCTTGGCTTGCGCCTTCCAACATCTGGTCCAGTTCCATGCGGCGCTGATTGTCGAGTTCAGCCTGTTCAAGCAGAGCATCGCGAATGTCTTGATCTTCTGCTGCAACAGACTCCATTTCACGAGCCCGCATGATCTCATCTACAAGCGCGGCATCCATCTGATCATTCAAGATGTCACGCTCGATATTTTCGACATTCAATACGTCTTCTACTTCGGCTCGACTTGCGTTGAGCGCCGCTTCATTAGCCAGCAACTCGTTCATCGCAGAATCGGTGTAGGTGCTGCGGTCAACCACTTCGACGTTCGATGTATCTTGCGTGCCAAACAGCGCATCCGTAATTGGCGTGCCGCTCAGCGGGGTATATGTATCGCCCGTCTCAGTGTTGAGGGTTGTACCGCCAGTGGTTGTACCGCCCACCAGTGTTGTTACTCCGCCGCCAGTTGTCGATGTGCCGCCGCCTGTAATGGCGCTGTTTGTCACTGTGCTTCCGCCAGTGCCGCCAGTGCCACCAGTAACGGTGTCGTTCCCCGTGCCACCAGTGGTTGTGTCTGTGCCTTGTGAAGTGCGTCGGGTGGGATCTGTCGGAATTGTCTTACGCCCGTAGAAGTCCCCCGCAGTGGAAATGCCAGAAGCCTCAAGGTAAGGCTTCATCAGAGGCGCGTTACCCGACAGCACTTGGTTGACTGGGTAGTCGCCACGCCCCATCAGATAGTCGTAGGCGGACTTAGTGGCACCCGTCATGCTGGCAAAGCGGAACTCGTTGTAGGCCGCACGCGCCTGCATTTCGGGGATGCCCTTGGCCTTGGCAAAGTCCAGTACCTCGTTAAAGGTGGCGTTGGGATTGCCTTGCAGGTACCGCGTGAGCATGTCCGCAACAGCGTTTTGTGTATAGGTACGCTGCCCCGGGGTGATGTCCGTGATGGTCGGCATGCGCGTTGCGCCACCGCCCTGCTCGTAGGCAGAGCGCACCTGAGACATCGTCTGCGGCGTGGGCTGGAATGCAGCACCCTGCGTGACTTTAGGTTCAGGCGCGGTGTAAGTAGGCGTCGTAGTTGTGCCGCCGTAGGTACGATCCTGCCCAGTACTGCCGGTAACCGTCGATCCTTCAGTAACTTCCGGCACGTCTATCGTCGTAGATGTCTGTGGTGCGGGAGCAGGAGTTGCAGGGCGATTCAGCGCAGCAATCTGTTCTGGCGAAAGCAAATACTGCTCTCCACCCGTCAGCCCAATACCAAAGTTTTGTGCTCTGCTCACACCGGATGTCAGCAACGGGTTAATACCTTCGGGGGTGCTACCCCGCACCAGCATAGGCGTGTCATTTACTGTTTTTTGCTGAACACCGCCATACATAGCGTTTGTTGCTTGTCGTGCAGCAGCCAACGGATCAGACGCGGCCATGATGGAGTTCCAGTTACGTGTGTCTTGGTTTGAGCCAATGACACCGTAGAGCATGTCTGACGCAGTCAAAAAGTCTGCACCGGTCTTGTCCATGAACTCCTTGATGTTGGGCATGCCGCCGTTGGCAAGCGCCACGATACCGCCGGAAGCCATGCCTCCAGGCTGCTGGTCATCTTGCGGCGCAGGGGCTGGAGCAGGAGCCGACGCAGTCTGGCCCTGACCCCTATTGATTGCTGAGAACATCGGCAGTTGTTGCAGTTCGCCCGTGTACTGGTTGTAGGCCATCGGGCGAATGCGGGGCGTGTAGCTAAAGCCAGTAACGCCGGAAGGCATCTGAGTGGTGGTAGGAACAAGTTGGTCAGCAATCACCGGAGCCGCTGCCATGAGCGCGGCATTACGCAGCGCCGTGGGACCACCAATACCTTCCATGAACGCAGAGCGTCCTGCTGCGGTACCCAGGTTCTGGATACCCGCAGACATGGCCGGGATCAGAGACGGCGATGCACCTTTGGCCACCGCCGCACTTTCAGCCAGTTTCTGAAGCCCCTCAGATCCAAAACCTGCGGTCTGTTCAGCCAGCATAGCCGCCTGTGAACCCGCGCCTGTTGCGGCCCCTTCGACACCCAAAGCACCAGCTACGCCCTGTGCGCCCGCAGCGCCTGCAATTCCACTGGCCAACGAAGCTCCACCGTAGGCGCCCAGACCGGCCATGATGCCTTGCTTGAGACTGCCTGTGGCCAAGCCGGTGATGCCGCCAACTGCGATGGCGCTGCCAACTGCGCCGCTCAAACCACCAAGCGCCGCGCCAATTGCAGTACCGACACCGGGGGCGATGAAGTTCAAAGCAAAGCCAGCGATGGCGGGCAAGAGCTTCTTCAACCAACCGGCTTCTACCAAACCCGTCTCAGGGTTAACCGTCAGTGACCCACCGTGCGCCAAAGCCAGGGCTTGCAACCCTTGGACTTCTCCAGGGGTCATATGGACGAGCATCTTGTCGTCGCCCCGGCCCTTACTGGCGATGTGGTTGGCTAGTGCAACAAGGCTCATACGGCCCCCAGATAAAAAGTTAAAGCCATTTTATTGAGTTAGATCATAAAAAGACAGCGATCCAACCGCATCGCCCGTAGTTGCCCCGGACACAGTTCTGACGGCCAAGGTGTAAATGTCGCTCACCCCCGCAAGGGAAGCGCCCAACTGCAAGTCAAAGTTGTACCCCGTGGCAGCACTCGTATTGCCCACTCCACCGGAGCCCGAAGAAGTCACGTAGTCCGTCTGCACAATAGTGCCCCCGGTCATGGCCGTAGCCGCTACGTCGTACTCCACATTTGAGTCCGAAGGCACCGTAGCGGCCCAGGTCGCGCCTGTCAAAGTGGGGTTCTTGATGAGTGCCACCTCATAGTTCTGACTGGTAGTAGGTAGCACCTGCACCCGGTTGGGAAGGACAACCGCACCGAGTCGGGTTGACGCAAGCCGGATAGAGACGAGCGGGAGGAAAGTCGTGCCGATGGTACCCAGTATCGCCGTACGCCGCGCCACATGGTCGATAGAAGTCTGCTCAAACCCGCCCTCAGACACCACTGAGCAGCAGATAGCCTTCATCGAAGCCGCCACCGCAGAAGTCACCGTCTTGATCTCGTACCGTACCGGCAGAATGGCCGTGGTCATGTAGACGTTGGTGATCTCGTTGGCGTTGTTGAAAGTGTGGCAGACGATGTACTCTCCGTTAATGATGAAGCCGCACCGGACTGATCCGACGCCGAGCCACTCAAAGTCCATCCACAAAATCTGCGCTTTGGACGGGTCTAGGGTATACCCTAAATCACCCGTACCATCCAGTTTGTCGCCGTTCCAGTTGGCCTGATTAACCGTGCGAACATCCGATGGAGAACCCGTGACCGAAGAGCGCAGCACAAACGAGTAAGTGCCATCGATGCGCTGGAAAAACACGCCGTTGCTGTCGTTGTAGTACCCCACGCGCTGCGTAAGGTTCAAGCTCATGCTGCTATCCATCACGAAGGTGGCAAGTACCAACAGACCCTTACCGGGCTGATACGGAAAGGAGCGGTATGTCTGGCGCGTAACGGAACCAACACCGCCCGCCGTAACCTCCATCTTGACCGCCGCTTCGTCGGACAGGAACGTAGTTGTACCCGTACCGGTTGTAGCTACATCAAACTGATTGTCTGCGGCGTAGCGGTTTTGGCTGTCGAAGAGCGTGTAGGGCTGACTGACCCGCAGCCGCCCAAAGGCATCCGTATTGGTGCCGCCAATTGAAATTGGTATGGGGGATGGGGTTGTCACTATTTGCCTTAGTAGTGCATCAAGTCGGTTGAAGTAAAGACGTAAGACGTTATTAAACTGCTCGTGGTAACGCGACTCATAGTCCCGTGGGGCCAGAGGTAGGTTAGGGGGCGCAGGAACGATGGCATCTTCAATGATGAAACTCATCTACGTCCATCCTGACGAATGTCGATCCGTGGTGCGCCAAGCTGCCACGTTGTCCCTAGTGTGTTGGAGTCCACCTTAAAAATCAACTGCCGCCCACGCACACGGGTATAAATCTGACCGGTGAACTCCTCAGTAATCACATACGTGCTGCCCTTGACCACCGGCTTGGTGGAACTGTCGATACTGCCAGATCCTGAGTTATACAGCCCAAAGAGCGTCATGTTGACGGTGGGCGATCCAGCGGTAGAGTTCTCAAACGTGATGTCCGGCAACATTCGCCACACAAACCCAAAGTTGTGCCCATCGCCAATGTCGAACTCAGCCGACGACATGTTGGAGTTGATTGCAATAGGCGTGCCTGTTTCGTTGTCATCGATCCCCTGCTCGTGATTGACAATGTTATGGTTGTAGGTCGCAGCCATCGGGTAATCACGCAAACCTGAGTCAAGCCACGCCGTCCTGGCCATAGTGCCGTAGTACCAGATGCGCTCCAAGTAGTTGTAGACCACGTACCGGTCCACTGTCGTAGAGCCTGCTGAGCAGTAAAACCACCAGACTTCGTTGAAGCCTTCGTTTGTACCGGCAAATACCTGCCCCGCTTGCGTAGTGTTGAAATCACTAAAGACGTAACGGCGCACATCGCAAGGGAGCGTTTGCACACGGCCATCGTACTGGTAGAACTTGTCCACACCCATCCAGTACACAACACCAGAAGCAATACACGCTGCGTTCTGACTCAAGATTGAGATGTTGTCCCCGAGAAGCTGCACACCCCAGACAATCGGCGGACCCAGATATTGCAGCGAGTACAGGGCAGAGTCAGTAAACACCACAATTTCCTGACGAGCCTGCACAACGGCCACAATCTCAGACCCGTGGGATATCCGCACGCTTCCGGCTTGGTTAGTGGCAACAGGCGTCCAATCAACCGCGTCTTCCTGAGCCGACCAACGGATCAGCATAGGATCGATAACAGACGCGCCATAGTCATTGCACCCAAACGAAAACACAAACCGATTTACGTCCGACACAAAGACAATGTTGTTGATGACGGGAACATCAGATGCGCCGGGTAGCGAAGACAAGAGTCCCGCCCGCACGTTCACCCCCGTTGTATTGTCCCAGTAGTAGATTCCGCCTTTACGTGGAGAAAAGATCAAGTCCTCACCAAAGTTTGCTTGGCTCCACAAACGAATAGATGTTTGCGTAGTGCTAGGAGAACCAAAACCCCATGTACCCGCACCCCAAACGCCTGACCCCCAGCCCGTCAGCGGAACTTCAATTTCAGGGCCGACATTGATCTGATAGGCAGCAGATACAGCAGCGCCACCTGTTGCGCCTGCCGCAACAACAGAAGGCGTGATAATGGTATACGTGTTGACGCCTGTGACTGTTATTTGGAACTCAGTATTGAGGATAGAAGCGTAGGTGCCCGTGACTCCGCTGAAAGTCACGAAGTCCCCCGTGATGCCGCCATGAGAAGGCGCAGTTACCGTAACCGTAGTCGTGCCGTTGCCTGTGAAGGGGTCGGCGCCCAGTGTGGTCGTGGTGCGCAAAGGCGTGATGTCGTAATAGACGCCACCGCGCTCAATGTAAAACTTTAGGTTTGTCCCAAGCCCAAGCAAGTTTTCGCTTTGCAGCGTCACCCAGTTCCACATCGACCGGCAGATACCGAAAAACGTGTTGGCTGAAATGCGTTGCCACCCGCCCAATTTTTCAGGCGTGCCTTGGCGGAAACGTACCTTGTCACAGTCGTACCATCCGCCCTCAGTGGTGTACCGCGTGTTCTCGCGGTTGACTCCGGGCTTGAATAAAATTTTCTGTAGGGGCATGGCTATCTCAAGAGTGCGGCTTCAGCTTCGCGTCTACGGGTCAACCCCCTGAGTACGCGGCCTGCGGCCTTATTCCACTTGACGATCTCTTCGCACGCGCCCGCCCAATCCTGAGCGTCTACCCGCTTTTTCAGCGTGGAAATGCGGTAGTTTCCTAAACCCACGTTATACGCGAAACTGATGATTGCGGCAAGGCGTCTGGCGGGCTGTTTGATCAGTATTGGGGATAGCCTTAGCACCCCCGCACAGAAGTGCAGCAAGTGCTTGTCAAGCTCTATCTGAGCGGTTTCTACCGTCCAGATCGTACCGGGCTGAATGCCGGGGCCGGTGCAGCCCCACCCAATAGTCCAAGGATCGCCGTTTGTACCCGGGTCGGGATACGCAGTGCAGTCACCGTTTGACAAGCGTTTGGCGTAGCCCTCAAAGGGCTTGACCAAGATGTCGCCCGCCAGCTTGATGGCTTCCGTGGTCACTTCTGGTACTTCTCAATGCTTCTTCCAACGAACCAGAACGTCAGGCACATGTTGAGCATGGCGAAGTCGTCGGCATCCCAGACCCGGGTCATCACCTCAGACCAGTGCCCGCCAGTCTGAAACGCCATGTAGATGGCCGCAGCCTTGACCGTGGCATACATGAAGAACAGCGCCCAAGTGATGCCGGGGCGGACAAGGGCAGAGATCGCCGCCACAAACCATCCGGCTTCTTTGGCAGTCGTGGCCTGCTCCTTGAAGGCTTCCTTGATGGCATCGAGTTGGTTGACGCTGTAGTCAACGTACTTCTCTTCCATCTTGAACTGGCCGCGCATCTTCTCCAGATCGGTCTGGAGAGTAAACATCGCCAATTCATGCTTGCGCTCGTTGCCCTTGTCCATGAACTTCAGGACTTCCGGGGCAAGCCGGAACAGACCACCGAAGATGGAGCCAAGCAGGCCCCCACTGAGGATTTCAAACATTACTTAGGCCCCTTCAACATCTTTTCGCGTTCCTCAAGCAGCCTGACCTTGACTTGCAGTTCGTTGATGTGCGCCATCAACTGTTCTTTTTGAATCTGTCTGCGCTCTGCGCTTATGGGGCTGTCAGTGGGCACGCCTTCTTTGGTGATAAGAGCGGGCATTGCACCCTCTATCTTGGTCAGACGCTCAGAGAAGGATGCAACCTGCCCCAGTAGCCATGCGAGTGCAGCCACCACGATGGGTATGACTGCCTTGAGTACGTCTGACCATGCCATGACTATTCCCTCGTGGCCGTTACGGTGTCGTCGCCCTTGGTGACCGTGACTTTGTCTCCTTGCACTGTCACGCGCATGGGCTGCTCGGGCTTGTCCAGGCGGTCCAACTTGTCGATCAGGGTCTGGATGACCTTGAACTCTGGCTTTTCCTGCTTCTCAGCAGTACCGGCGATACCGTTCATCATGTTGATGAGCGCGACCAGGGCACCACCAATCATCGTCATCACGGCTGTGATGGCCGAGTCGGACAGGAAGTAGGAGGAACCCACCCCGATCAGAACGATCAGGGTGATGTAGAAGAGGCCAAACCTGCCGATAGACTTACCGGCAACTTCCTTAGCTGTCTCAGCAGGTTTAGTTTCTTCCATGCTTACTCCATGATCACTACCGTGTCTGTATCTTCAAAAAACATCATGCGCCCCCGGCACGCGATGTTGTAGTCCTGCCCATTAGCGTCCAGTTCCGTCCAGGATGGCACAGTAATACGGACGTTCTTAGCCAAGATTTCCCGCTCGCCCTCAAACACGCGCCAGACATGGAGCATGGAGCCACGACCCGGTTGTCCGCGTGACTTGTTGAACCGGATCGTGTACTTGTTCACTCAGGACGACTGGGCCACTTGATGTCTTCTGGAAAGCCCGACTGCATGCGAATATCGCGCAGCACTCGACGGTACTCAATCCATGCCGCCTTCTTCTCTGAAGTCATCGGGATATCAGGCAGCATCGCCCAGTCGGACTCGGCCAACAGTTTCTTGGCGCGGTCCCAGGCAAGGCTGGCAGTAGAAGAAACGGCTGGGCCAGGAGGCGCGTCGCCTACCTCAACCCAACCCATGTCGTTATACGCTTCGCCGAGCCAACTCAGATCACCGATCTGATCGATGAATCCGTGAAGACCGAAGATCGGCCCCCAGTTTTCAGGCAGAGGCTGCGGCTCGTTTAGTGCGCTTCCGTCCGACAGTTTTTTGAGTTGCCAGAGTTTGCTCATTTTCATTACTCCTTGCCATCAAGGCGGGTTGAAGTCCGGGCTGCTGCTCGGGGGCAGGAAGATTTTGCCCAATATGCTGATGCGGGGCCATGTCGTTTACGTGAGGAGGGTGCCCGGCTCCAGGACTAAGAAGCGCCGCTCCTCCGTAACGGTAGTGCTTGAGTTCTTCGTCCGTATTTTTCCAATGCCTCCAACTGGCAAAATCATTGCGCGGCTGAAGGTGTATGTGGCAGCCTACATTGGCAGCAAGTTGATGGATCAACTCAACTACTTCCACCGGCTGCATGATGGCCCAGATGACGTTGCCGTCATTGCCACGGAGCATCAACTCCGTGGTGCCACCAAACGCAGTGCCAACAGTAACCGAACGCGCGCGGCGAAGATCACCCATACGGTTCTCAGCCGTCATGGAGCGGTCTATCTCCTCCATGTGCTTTTGCAGTTGCTTCTTGTTCATTGCGGATTCCAAGAAATGGTAACTTGTCCCCCAGGATTGCCAACAGTAATTGGGTAAGAACCTCCGGGCGTTACTGACACGCACGGGTAAGTTCCGGGTATCACAGGATTAGCTGGATTGCCTGAGTTTGCAGGACTTGCAGTATTGCCTCGACCGCCCCCGCCACCACCCGCGCCGTAAATCATCACGCAGCCGTAATAGCTAGGAAAAGGATACTGGCTACCACCACCGCCACCACCGCCTGCACGCTGACAGCAAGGACTGGGACTGGCAGGAGCCGGCTGCCCGGGTTGGCCGTTGTTGTAGTAAAGATTTCCGCCGGGGCCACCTCCGACGTTACCCCCTTGCCTAGAGTTTCCTGGACCACACGGAGGATAACGTCCCGGGGTGCCAGGATTACAAGAACCCGCACCGCCACCACCGCCGTCAGCATTACCGCTCGCGCCGCATGCGTTCCATCCAGTACCGCCCCCGTTTCCTCCAGCACCTAAACCTCCATTACCGCCAAAAGAACTGCATGGGTATACCGGATTTTGGTACCAATAGCCAGCACCACCACCGGCAGCGGCAAGACCCCCGGTACCGCTTGTGCCTGCGTTACCACCATTCCCTGCGCCACCACCAGGAAAGTTATAGCAGAGCGCAAAAGAAGTCCCACCGGCGGTACCAGGAGTACCGGGATTACCAATACCGCCAGGATTACCGGCGGTACCAGGAGTACCGGCATTTCCGTAACTTCCAGAACCACCGGGGGCAGGTGAAGGCCCTCCACCATTCCCGCCGGGGCCTCCAAAGGTATAAGTACCAACAGGCGTATTATTGACTGAGCAGTAAAGCGTAATCCCGCCGCCACCGCCGCCACCAGCACCTTTAGCAATACCAGGAGAACCTGGGGATGGGTTGCCGGGATTACCGGAGTTACCAGTGCCGCCTCGTCCGGCTACAGTAACTTTTGTAACTCCAAGAGGCACAGTAAATGTGCCAGAAGAGTTAAATGTCTGCGAACCACCGGGGACAACAGTCTTGCCCCCGAATAAATTTACTTTTGGTGTTCCTGCGGGCATCGTTAACTCCTTGCGCGGGTACTCATACCGTATCGAGCGCGTTTGTCTTTTGCGTGATCGGTATTTGGCCCGTCTTTATCCACGTAGTGCAGCATGAACTGCACGTTGAGTTGGTCCTCACCCAGCGGGTGACGCCAGTGCAGTGCTTCGCACCCCTTATATATAACCGCATCTCCCGGATTCAGGACATGCTCTTCGGGAGCATTGTTTTTATATTGTGTGTAAATAGGTGAAAAAGAGCCTTTGGTGGCCACGTTAATGGTCACACTAATTTCACATGCAGGTCTGTCCACATGCGGCTTTAATTGCTCTCCCGGCTGATAGACACGTGCATAAGAATATGTCGGTATCAAGGTTTTGCCGGTTGCCTCTTCGACAGCCGTTTTACATTCTTGCAGCAATACCTCGATTAGCGGGTCCGCGTAATATGCTAGGCGCGAAGTCGGATCCTGTTTGCTCGCGCTTTCAGTCCACTCACCACGAACTATTTTGTTTTCAAGATACCGGGAAACTATGCTGATGGTTGCGGGGTCAATAAAATTATTTACCCTGACACACCCATTAGTATCAAAAAATTCAGCGTCAGTCATAATAAAACCATCCAGTCACAATGTATTTGCTTTGATCACCAAATACGGTGTTACCACGATGTGTGTGCGTAAATGCCGCAGGCCAGATTATCAGTGTGTTCTCTTCAGGACGCAAACGGCGCTGTTGATAAAGAAACTCAGTTTCCCCAGCCTGCTCTTCGGTAAGCGTGTTCAAGTAGAGCATATAGACCAAAACACGCTCTGCATGTTCGCCATTACCTTGCTCCGCATGCCAAAGATGGTAGCCGCCTCCAGGATCGGTGCGCTGCATCTTCATGGCTGTACCCCGGATCTTTCCTTCACGTAACGGCGAAAACTGCTCAGTGTAGTGCTCGTAACAGCGTTGCAGCCCGTTAAAGAAAATCCTCGTCGCAGCCTCCCCATTGAACCCGCCGACAGTGTGAACGCCAAAATTCAGCCCCAACTGCATGTCGTTCTTGTGGTGTTTGTGGGAGTACTCGTGTTGCTGACGGTTAGTCCCCGCCCCAGAGCCAACCAACCGCTCAAACTCTGAGATTAAGTGCTGGCAGTACCCCTCCGGGTATACATCCCGGTAGACGGCAATAAAGTCTTTGTATTCAGCGTTCATCGGAATGCGGGGCCAGATACCCAAGCCACAAGAGATTGACGGTTACCGCTTGTCACGGGGGTTACTTGGTGGAGTACATACGAAGGGAATGCTGCCACCAGACCCCGCTGCTTGCGAACGGTTTGCGGCTGACCAGAAGTAATTACTTGGAGGTTTCCCCCCTCGTACTGGCTCGGGTCGGTCAGTTGAAGAACTAGACTGAGTTTCCGACTGGGGCTGAGCTTCCCGCCGTAGTCCTGATGCCATCCGTACATCCCTTGTTCAGAGTGATCGTAGTTGGTCAATTGCAAGGCTTCGCCAAAACCCGTCAGATCAAACCGATAGTATTGAGCGTTGAGGGAGGAAGCGATGTGTCCGAGTTTATGGAACACCCACGCGGTGTCTTGATTCTTATCCAGCCAGGACACTTGCGACCGGCGAATTTTCGCCAAATCTGCACCCTGTGGATCGCCCCCAACTTGCGCCTGCTGATTAGCCTTGACAGCCTGCTCTTGAAGCCAGTTCAGTTCCTGCTCTGTAAAGCCGTTCTCCCACCAAACGAAGGGCTCTATGGGCAAAGAGTAGGGGGTCAGCACATGCTGCACGGGCGCTCCTTGTGAGACACGATGAAGTGAATGCATCGTGTCGGGGTTTCGGCGTTGCTGCCGGTCAATTGGTGCCGCATCCACGAGTTGGCGAACATCACGGTCCCGGGCACCATGTTGTTGAAGTGGATATTGTTGGTGGCATTGCTGACCGCTTCGCCCTGCACGAAGTCCAATTCGATCATGGACTTGTTCATGCGGGTGTCGTGGTAGATCGGGTACGCACCACTCTGTGGGGTTTCGAGAAAAAACCACCCGCACATTTGGCTGTTCTTGTGAACATGCACGTCGGTGCCTGCGCCACGATTGACCTCCTGCGCCCAAAGGCCCGAGAGGTAGAAGTCGTACTTTTCGACAGCGTAGCCCTGCCCGCGAAGCAGGTCCACGGATGCCAACAGAAGGTAGTTTGCTACTTCCTGAAAAGCAGGGTCGTTCCCAAGATGCGCGGACTGACACATGGGCCACTCGGGCTTGCGAACTTGATCCAAGTATTGGATGCATGTCGGAAGCACCTTCTCCACAAGGTCAGGCCGCTCATCTCGGTAGACGATAGCCGGGAAGTAGGCAAACCCTTGCATTAGCCCTCGACGTAGTTCACCAACGTCTGCGCAAACGCCGTGATGTCAGCAGCGGTTACTTCACGCGAATCCGCCGGTTTGCTGCGAGCGTTTTCAACAAGCGTCTCCTTGGCCATGCGAATGGCTTCCAGTTTTGCGCGTTTAAGTTCAATAGCCAGATGGTTAGCATGACGAGCAGCCTCGGCGGCTACTTGTGCAGCCATTGCGGCGTCCATTTGGGCTTGTTGTTCAGCGGTCAAGGCCATTTCTTGCTCCTATTAAGATTTCATATCCTTCATGGCGATATTGCCGTACCACGTCGAACCTCCGTTTGGGGTGAAGAAAACCCAAACATCAACAGCACCCGCCGAGGTTGTGCGAGACAGAGTTGCCGCCCCGCCGGGAAAAACAAAACTACCGCCAGACCAAGCCACGGTTCTACCCGCAGTGCTGTCGTTCGTCAAGACTAATGTAAACGAAGACGAGCCTGTGGTGATGGGGTTAGACAGTGTAAACGTGCAGTTACCGGTCAGCGTGGCGGTAAACACGTTGGCAGTCTGGAGGTCGATGGTCTTAGAAGTCCCGGTATTACCCAGGGCCACCACCGTGTCAGCGTAGGCCACCGGGCGGGTGAATCCTGCGGAGGTAATCCGCAGTCGTTCTGAGCCGCCCTCAGCAAACGCGATCTCATCTGCTGCCGGGAAAAAGATACCCGTGTTGAGGTCTGTCGAGCGGGTAATCGCCGGGGCAGCGGCACTGCCATCCGAACTCAGAGCGAACTGACCACCTGCGGTGATCTGAGCACGTTCTGCAATAGTGCCTGCGTTGTTGGTGTAGAACTCAAGGTTGGCTGTAATGGTCGTGCCAGACGCCGCGCTCAGGCGCGAGGCAACAATCGCAGACCGCTTCTCGGCTGCTGCTGTGCCTGTGGTGCCAAACACCACACCGCCAAGCACTCGGGTATCCGAGGTTGCTGCGCTGTAAACATAGATTTCGGCAGCAGAACTTGCGTCCGTGCCGCTGTTGCCAACCGTGATGGAGTGCTGATTAGAGGTGCTGTTAAGGCGGTTGAGTGACGTGACCCCGACCAGGAAGTTACCTGCGGAGTCCAGCGTCATCGACTGAGTGCCGTTGGTACTAAACCCGAGAGTGTTAGACGCGGGCAGAAACAAGCCGTTACCGGTAGCAGCGCCGCCAGTCGGAATTAACTTAGTGGCAGACGCTGTGCCCGTGGTCGTGAAGTTGGTGCCATCAAACGTCAGTCCCGCAGAGTCCGTGAGGTTTCCACTTGCACCGGCATAGGTAATCCGGCCAGAAGTCAACGAAGAATCGTTGATATTGTTGGCCGTGAGCGTGGTGCCGTCGAAGGTCAGATTTGCAGACTGACCAATCGCACTTGTAGACGACGCATAAAAAATTTGATTGGCACTAAATGTCGTAAGCCCCGTACCACCGTTTGTGGTAGCGAGCGTACCCGCAAGAGTGACTACACCAGCGGTTGCCGTAGAAGGCGTAAGTCCAGTGGTGCCCGCACTAAATGTTGCGACACCATCCGCTGCGCTTGAAGCAACTTTGGTGAAATCACTGCCGTTCCAGACGACGACGGCGCTCTCACCCGTCCCCAGTGTCACGCCCGTAGTCGGACCTACACCTACAATCTTCACAGACTGCAAAGTCGAAGTGGCGTTGATGACGATGTATGGTTTGCTTGCCGCCGGAGCGGTGATGGTCAGCATACCGCTCGGGTTGCCCGTGCAGTTGATGATCGAATATTGAGAAGAACCGGTCGAGCCCGCGCCTACTTGAGACAGCGATGATCCGGTTGTCTTACTTAGGGTTACCGAAGTCTGGTTCCCGCTGATTGTCTGCGTACCGGCCACCGCACCATCAAGATAAGTGGTGATGTAGTCATTGACGGTATCGCCCCAAGTGCCGGACAGTTCGCCCGTTACTGGCAGTGCCAGACCGAGAAGAGAGGTGTATGAAGTGGGCATCTAAGGCTCCTACTGTGTATTGATGGTTGTCCAACCCGCATTTTGCGTGGTGTTGATGATTGACCACCCGCGAATTAAAACCGTTCCGACTGCACCCGTGCCCTGCACTCCAGTGACCGTGATACTGTCGTTTATTTTGAAGGTAACAGTGCCAATTTGTCCAGTCGCTGAAACCCCAGTGAGCGTCTTGATGGCCCTGGCTACCGCCGTCCCAACCGCACCTGTCCCGACTACTCCAGTAGGTAACGCCCCGCCGTTATAGATGAGCGAGACTGTACCAACTGAACCGGTTGCAGAAATGCCGGTGGGAACAATGATCTCATCGACCTTGAAGGTGACGCTACCAACGCTTCCTGTACCAAGCACGCCTGCCTGGGTAAAGTTGATACTGGGGGTCGTTGTACCAACAGCCCCCGTTCCTTGGACTCCGGTGACCGATATCGACCTGCCAATCCGCAGAACGGGCGTGCCGACTTGACCAAACCCCTCGACTCCAATCGGGATGATGAAGTCATTGACGTTGACAAAGAAGTTCCCGATCTCGCCAACGCCCTGAACCCCTGTTGGCGTAAATGCCAGCGTCGGAGTAACCGTGCCTATCTGCCCGTTTGCAGATACGCCAGTAAGCGTGAACTGAACTTGCGGGGCTGTGACACCGATTGCGCCTGTGCCAGAAACACCTGTCGGAATAAACGTGACAGAAATGGAGAACGATACTGTGCCGACAGCACCCGTCCCTTGAACGGAAATGCTGTTCTGGCCCCACGGACCTGCGCCCCAGGTGTCGGCGCCCCAACCAGAGAGAGGAAGAACAAAGCCTTCCCCACCCCAGTTGTTAAAGCCCCAAGGGCGTTCTCCCCATCCGGTTGTCACGTTACCTCACTCACGCAATCCGAATGATGGCGGTCGAGGCTGTGGCAGACGGAAACTGGATGGTGAAGTCACCAGACGACACTTGCTGGTCACCGCCAAACGACAACACAGCACAGGCAGGGTTACCCGAAGCGGTATCGTTATAGATGATCGCGCCAGACGTGGTAAACGTCGCCGAAGTCCACGTGGTGTCCGCAAAGTCACAGATAGCCGTAGTGCCATCAGCAACCGGCGTAACTGAGGTGAGCGTGTTACCGCCCGTGGTGTAGCCACTGGTGTTAGGCAACTCATCGCTGTTCGACACAAGCGTGTCGTAGCTCGTCGTAGCTGCGCCGTAAGTGCCGGTAACGGAAGCCGTGGCCTTACCAAGAGCAAGCTTGAACGTGTTGCCGCCAGGGTTTGAGAAGTTGTGGACAGCCTTCAAGATTTCTACCTTGAAGGAAGTTGGCATTGCTGTGGTGAATCCGGGCATTTCAAGCCTCCAAAAGTTTTACAAGTTCAGGATGGCCCGCTTCACGGAGCCGGTTTGCAAGAGTCGTATTGTTCGACTGAATTGCACGCTGCATATAGAAGGTCAACACCGCCCGGATATGTTCGCGGTAGGCTTGTGCTTGATCGCGAATAGCCGGATGGGACTGATCTCCCACATAAATAATTTTGTTAAGCGCCTGCTCGGCAAGTTCTTCAGGCGTGAAACCACGGTGGTCCACTTTGTGGACCAGGATCGTGCCGATTTCAACTGCTCCGTCTGCGCTAAACATTATGTAACCCGTATGATGGCATTGGTGGTATTGGCAGTTGGAAACTGCACTTGAAAGGACGTGGTTGCAGTTTTATCGCCGCCAAAATCAAGAACGCAAACTGTCGGATTGCTTCCACCAACTTTATAGATGAGTGCGCCTCGACAAGTGAATGATGCCGGATTCCAGGTCACATTGGCAAACGATAAATACATCGTCGTGCTGCTGGGATCGGGCCCAACTGTGGGCTGCACGGAAACCGTCAAAACTTCTCCACCCGTTGTGTAGCCTGCCCCACTGGGCACCTCGTTTGCCGTGGTGTAGGAAGCCGTGGTGGGGCCGAGTGTGGCACCGCCGGTATAGAGCGCCATCTTGAACGTATCAGTGGCAAAGTCAAACTGGCCAGAAGCCAAGCCTACTTTGAACTGATTGGTTGCGCCTTGGTCGATGGGCATCACTTAACCCCAGTGTTCTGTGGCAGGGGCGGCACACGAGACTGCCCGCTGCGGTAAGCATCGCTGCGCTCCAGACCGTCGCCAAGACGCTTGGCCATCGCCAACGCTTCCATGTACTTCTGGTTATACACGCCCATCATGTCTTGCTCGCCCTTCATGTAGGTATAAGCCTCGACAAGGGAGCCGTACAGCAAAACCGAATCAAAGTTATCGCCCAACCATGTGCGCTCATTTGCCGCCACTGTGATCGATTCGGGGTAGTAGTAATAGTGAAGCTCGACGGTATAGGACGCATCTGGCGTAGGACCGAGGATGAACGTAAGCTCATCTTGATCTGTAGACTGCGGGCCGAAGATGGCGTAATAACGCGGGATGGCCTTGTCCGTATTTGGGTTGGGGTACGCCTGTCGGATGAAGTTCACATCCTTGTTCAGTAGGTACTCATACGAACCATCGGCAGCAATTGCCGCCAGCGAATAAACCGCCAGAAAATCTGACGGGCACTGAAGATACTTGTTGCTGGCGGTAGTGGTGCCTGTTACGTTCTTGCGCAAAGACGGAAACTGCACCGAGTTGTAGATGCGCTGCTCTGCCTGACGGACAAATACCGGAATCTCCGCCTCAAAGGAAGAGTCCTGATTCTCCGTGTAGGCGATGATCGCCGCTTTCAACTCGGTGTAGTTCATTTGTAGGCGTCTCGCCAAAAACCTTCAAATTACGCCATCGGGCCGCGTGCCGTCGTACCTTTGGTAGCGCATCCAGTTCCCCGGATTTTGATGCCCGAAGTCTTGGTGCCTTTGTACTCGTTGGCATGCATGTTGGCAACAGACACGTCCATGCGGAGTGCTTGCTTGATGTCGTCCGCGCCAACAACCGGTGTGGGCACGGGCTTGGGAGTCTTGTATGTAGCCATGTCAGACACCTTTCTGCTTGCGACCAGGGTTCATCTGGTTGGCCACCTTAGCCAGACCACGACCCATCTTCAGCATGTCGCTGTTAGTCTTGCCGCCTGCACGCATTTTCTTGGCGTGCATGCGCTCCTCGTGCGCCTTTACTTCGGCCTTGGCCACTTTTTTCATCTTATCCATCTTTCTCTCCTATGCTGTCACAACCGTGACTGTACCGATTTGAACCTGCAAAACCAAGTTATTTGGCGTCAGACCGTCATCGATCCCACGCGCACCACCCACAGGGTTCCAACCCCACTGGAAGTCGCGGCTGCCCTCGCTCGGATAACCCACGCCATCCTTGGTCGGAGCCGTCGTGTCCACGATCTGCAAACCCGTGTTGCCAGACTGCACATAACTCAAGTCAGGACGCGGATCACGCAAGCCTTGCGGGTCGTCAACCGGGTACATGCCCAGTTGCAACTGCGGCTGATCTGGATCCCAACACGTCCGGCAGACCAAGAGGTTGTAGTTCTTGGTCTTGATAATCTCCTTGCGCAACTGCGTGAGCTTGAACCGAAATGCGCAGCGGTCGCATTCAGCAATAGCATTCTTGCCTGACGCGAACCGATTTCCCATTTAGGTGCCGCTCCCGATGTACATCTGTCGGGGCACAAACCGCACAGCGGCTTTCTCTTGATCTTCGCCTGCGGCAGTCAGCCAAGCCTCGTCGTACTGCTCCTTGAGGATCGGCAGACGCTGAATGCCATCAGGAACCTTCAGGGCAATGTAGTACGCCAGACCCGCCACAAGGCAGGGCAGGAAGCGGAACGGCACGTCCATCGTCTTGATGCCACTACCGGCGTCTTGCAGGCGGCGCAGCCGCCAGTACACGAACTGGTAGGTCGTGCCCGGATTGGGCGTTGGCCAGACGGTGATACTGTTCTTCTGCGACAGGATGATGGCCGCGCCAGACGAGTGCCCAGCGGCGGTTGTACCGCCCTGGCCACGGGCGCAGTTCAGCAGCAACGCCGGGTTGCCGCCACTAGCGGGCTGCACCTCGTTGAACGCAATGAGTTCGTTGTCGATCTTGATGAAGCCCGCGTTGGGCACACCGGCAAGCGAAGTGATGGGGATCGATGTGGTGTTGTCCAGAATATTGGCTTGCAGGGTACCGGCAAGCACGGAGTCCTGACCGGACAGCTTCTGAATCCACACCTGGATTGGGCGCCCTTGAATCAGCTTGTTCGGGATCGTGGCGTAGGTGCTGACGCTGATCCGGGTGATGGTCAGGTCGGCCTGATTGTTTGGGACGTTGGCGTTGGTGCGGATGACGTGATCCAGCAAATCCACCGTGTCGTCCGGCAGCGCATAGGTTGGCTGGCCGGTGGCCAGTGTGATGACGTTCTGCTCGAACGTCCACATGTTCACGCCCCGGTTACCCCAGTCTGCAAAGAGCAAGTTCAGGCTGCGACGGGCCGTGCGCAAGTCGTAACCGGTGCGCATCTCGCCACCGGCACGCTCAAAGGCTTCCTCAACGATCTCGTTGAGGTCAAGGTCGAACGCAGCTACGCCTGAAGTTGTCATCTGAATCTCGCGGTCTTCTTAGCGATTGCCTTGGGTTGAGCTACGAACTGCTTGCCGGAGGCTTTGCCTGCTCGTTTTGCTCGGGTTGAGGCGGCGTATTCTTGGGGGGAAAGAGCCTTGATCGCAGCTTCTGGAAGGTATCTTTCACCAGTTTTACTAGACGGTTTACCACTTTTGGTCCTCCACTTCTGGTTGGTCCAATCCTTCAGCGACTGCTGCGGGTTTTTCACACCATCTTCCCACGGGTCTTGCCACGCTGAGCGCAGCCGTCTGCACGGGCCGAAGCAGATTTGGTCTTGCCGCCTTGTGCGTAGAATTTTTTAGTAAATCGAATACCGGGTACCCGCTTACCTGTGTCTGGGTTTTTAATGAGATCTGGTTCAAGTCGGCCACCAGCAATCTCAATCCCAGGTCTTGGGATGTCAATTTTGGGGCCGGAAGACTCTCCACCCTCTTTAGGCTTTTCGTTGTAGTCCATCATGCACCCCTCTTCTGTTAGTTGTTAGTCGCGGTAGCCACCGCCCTTGGCTTTGTACTGCTTGGCCAGAAGCTGCGCCTTGCGGGCGCTCCACTGACCTGCCGCCGTGCCTTGGGTGGCTTGGCCCTTGATCTTCTCGAACAGGGCCTTGCGCATACCGGGTTTGGTGTAGTTGCCCGCTTCGTTGACTTTGGACTTTGTGGTCCCGCCTTCGGCGTACATGTCAACGTCGTTCGGGTCATCCTTGCGTCGGATGACCTTCTTCTTGGGCATCTTGGAGGGAGCGATTGCTCCCATCCCCCGGCTGGGCATCATGTCAGCAGGTCTTTCCGCCGCGCTTCATGCCCAGGGGCTTCGATGCGGCCATCTTGACCATCGTTCCCTTGGTCTTGCCCTTGGTAGCCACGCCATCGCGGCTGGGAGCAGCGGTCTTGACCGTACCCATCTTTGCCTTGGTGATGCCACCAGTGGCCATCTTCTTCATGCCCTTCATTTCGGACTCCTCATGTTTGATCATTGAACGGGGAGCGCCTGCCTTCTTCATGAAGGAGACTTCCTTCTTCATCATTGCCTTGGACTCTTTCATCTCACCACCCTTTTTGAACTTGCGGCCCTTGTCCGCCTTCATGAACTCAGCCCCAACGGATTGGGGTACGCCTGCTTTCTTGGCGAACGACGGGTTGTTGGCCACCGCCGCCATGAACCTGTGCTGCTTACCGCTGACGCTGGGCATGTTGCCTCCTAATCAATGCAGCAAGACCGCCATTTGCCCCACCGGGCGCTTTATCAAAACGCACTTCGGGTGCAGGTTGATCTGTCTGACCATAAGAAGGTGGTGCGTAGCCACCAAAAAAACGCATACCTGAATCTTCGTCACGCCCGCCGTAACGCAAGAAATCATCCATCGGCGTTATAAATTCTGGTTCGCCGCGACGATTTGTGTCAAGGTAAAACTGCGGCTGACCGGAAGGATCGTTAAACCCTTGGCCCGAAAGAAGCTGATCTATGGTTCGCGCATCGGGTGAATCCATAGAGCCCGGAGGAATGTCTCCACGCGACACCCCATATGGACTGCCGTTGTACATATCCCTAAGAGACTCAATCGTAGACTCAATCCCTGACTGCCGGGGGAGCAAAGCCAAAGCATTTAGATACGGGTCTGAAGCCACACGTGCGTGCGTATCTTCTGGTGAAAAACCTTGCGCACGACTTTCTTGTAGCAAACTATCCACCCGCGCACGCATAGCAGTATCAGCCGCCGCACCCATAAGGCGGGGTGTTAAAAAATAAGCCAATGCGGAAACAAGTGGTGCTGCCATTTCAACTCAACGCGCTGCGCTGCTCCTTCATGTAGGCGTCCAACTTACCCTCAAGCCGATCCAACCGAGCGATCACCCGGTTCATATCGTCGTGCACGTCCGCTTTCGTGACGTACTCCTTGGCAATCTCCTCCCGCGTGCGGTTGAGGAGAATCTGAATGCGCTGCACCTCCTCCGCATGCGACTTGATCACCCAGAGAATGATCGCCGACAAGAAGGAGAGGATGACGTTCCATATCAGCAGTTCCATGCCCGAAGACTCTTGTTAATCCTCGAATTCGGATCTTTTGCGGTTTTTTCGCTCGTCAACTTTTTCTTCATCCCTTTCATACGGGCGCAGAAAGAGTCGCGGCGTGGACCGCCCTCCGGTTGAGGTGGTTTCAACCCCGGCTTCCCTGGATTCGCGGCGTTGTAGGAGGCTCGCCCCTTGGCGTTCAACCCGCCCTTGGGGTTCTTTCCTTCCTTGCGCTGCCATGCTGGGGACTTAGCCATAAAACAGTGTCGTAGTGACGTTGGTAACCAAACCAACGTAAATCCCGTTTTCGGCAATGATGCCTTCGCCGGGAATGATCACGTTAAACGCTGTTGGGTTGTAAGAGTCGGCTTCCAACAGAATGTCAGCGTACATGGTGACCGCAGGGCTTCCAGTGATGGTGCCCGACGCCGCATCCGTAACAGTGAACGTGTTGGCGTTGGTTACCGTCACAGAGTACACGTTGGTCGTAGCCGTACCGCCCGTGCCTGCCGAGAAAGACAGCCACACACGATCCCCATTAGAAAGACCGTGGTTAGTAATGGTCACCGTAACGGTGTTGGTTGAACGTCCGTAGGTACCTGTCTGCGACAGGTTGTTGGCGTACACCGTGTTGCGCGTAGCAGCACTAGCATTGGCCGAAACAATTGCGCCCTTTAAGCGTGTGCGATAAGTAACCGCTACGCCGGACGCAGCCATGTGGGCCGCTTTAACGTCATATTGCATCGCCATGATGCGCTCCTATTAACTCGGAGTAACCGCGTTAGAGCCGTCTGCGTCAACCCAAGTGCTTGCGGCCAAAGCGCCCGTAGCGATCTTCAGCTTGCTATTCGTGGTGTCAAACACGATGGTGCCTGCGGCCTTGCCTGTGGTGTTCACGGCATTGGCAATCGCAGCGATATTGGCCGCAGTGGCCGTACGAAGCTGGATGTAACCTGCGGTAGCAACCACGTTGCCCGTCAGCGTACCCGTGACGTTTCCGATGACATTGCCGGTAATTGCGCCCTCAAAGCCATTGTCAGACTTAACCGGGCCGGAGAAGGTAGTGCGTGCCATTTATGGCTCCTCAATTGCACCTGCTGTCTGTGAGGTCAGTCCGCCAAGCCGGTCAGCAGGTATTAGGGGTTCTTGGACTGATGTATTTATACACCCACTTTGAAAAAAAGAAAAGGGGGCCGAAGCCCCCTTTCCGTAGAACCACTTAGGCTCCGGGAGAACCCCAGATGCCCAGCGGATCAGACCAGCCGAACGAATAACGCTCGCGGGCCTTGTAGCGCACGTTGCCGGTGTCAAAGTCACCGTCCATCGAGGTGCCCATAGCGACACGCTCGAAGTGCTTCATGCCGTTGGGAACGTCGGTCAGCAAGAACCAAGCGTTCGTGTCGGTCAAGAAGTGGTTGACGGTGTAACCACCGGGGATGGCACCCATCTGCTTGATAGCGTTGATATCGTTATCAGCAGTAGCCACGCGCAGTTCAGTGTCAAGCAGGCGCTTGGCAACGAACATCAGCGAGGGCGGGATCACCATCTTGGTGGGCTTGGCAGCGATCAGCAGACCACGTTCGTCCGTCCACGCAGCGATCTGGATCACAGCGTTTTCGAGGGACGTTTCGTTGAGGTCTACGCCAACAGTCGGGCTGTTGTAGTTCACGCCACCGGACACCAGGGGGTGGCCGACGCGGGTCAGAGAGGCGTTGTTGCCAAAGAGCGAAACACCATCACCGCCAGCATAAGCGCCGTTGAAGCCGTTGTTGATCACGGCTGCGGCTTTCACCTGCTTGGTGTAAGACATCGCACGGGCCAGAGCCTTGGTGTAGCGGGCAGACAGACTGTCATACAGGTTGTCTTCCACCGCTTCCTCGGTGATCGAGAAGCCAAGCGCGATAGTCTCGTGGTTATAACGAGCGGTGAAGGCTTCCTGTGCGTTGTCGTACTGGATTGCCTGACCTTCGTTCTTAACCGGAGCGGCTGCAAAACCAGCCAGCTTGGTTTCTTCTTCAAAGGAACGCTCGGACTTTTCAGTCTCGTAGATTTCCTTATGCTCTTCGCCGTAGCGAGCGTACTCCATACCGAACAATGCGTTCAGACCGGGCAGGAGTTCCTTGAGTAGTTGGGCACGAGAAATTGCCATTTCAGTTCACTCCTTATCAGGCAACGCCAGTTGCATTCGTGTACGAATGCTGGCCGATGTTGAACTTCACCAGGACATCGGTCTTGGCATCGCCCACAGCAGAGCCGGGAGCGTTGACAAAACCAACCAGACGGAAGCCCGCAGTAAGGGCTTGCGTGGTAGCACTCAGGGCCGACAGCGAGTTGCCCGTGGTGGTAGAACCACCCGTGCCTGCTGTTCCGCTCTGAGCAGCGGCGAAGAGCATGTTTTGACCCAGAGAGGTCTGACCAACCGCGCCATCTGCCTGAGCCTGGAACACGGCGCGATCATCATCCACGACGTAAGCCACAGCGTTCAGCGAGTTGGCAGGGTAGTACTGGGAGAACACCGTCTGGCCTTGCGTGTTCACGTACGAGCAGCCCACGAAGACACCGATGGTGCCAGCGGGGAAAGCATCGCCCGTGCCGCCAGTTTCCGTAACCAGTTGGATGTATCCATTGGTATGGATCTTCACCACTTGGCCATAGAACAGGTTGGTGTTGTACCCGGCAGGGTCAATCAAAAGTTGGCGCGTCTCCCCTGCATAGGGTAGACCGTCAACACGGTTTACGGGCTTCAGACCGTAAGGTGCGGCAGTAGCAGCCATTTAAGACTCCTTATTTGGAACCAGAACCGAACCCACCTCCGCGCGTCGTGCTGGACTTGCGGTCCGAGAACAACGGCATCCGTGGATCACTATTTCGCATGAAGTGGTTGTCCACTGAATCCATCTGAGCCTGCGCCTGTCTTTGGTAGTACTCATCTCGCGCTTGCACCCGTTCAGTCGGCTGCTTGCACAACATCAATCCACCAATCTCGACGTTGCCGTTGGTACTACCCACCAGCATCAGTTCAGGATGGTCTGCTGCCTTAACCGGCTCCCAACCATCACGCAGCTTGCGAGACACGTTGGTAGGGTCTGCCTGTCCAAGAATATGCGTAGCGATCCAACGATACGAATACCCCGGCTCAGGAGTCGGGTCGGGCAGCGAACTCGGAGGTACATAGACCGCCCGAGCAGTTTTATCGCGTGACTGCAAGTCACGAGGAGTACGGTTTTGAGTTTCAGCCATTTTGGTTCTCCAGTTTTGCCACTTGTGCAGCGTATTGCTGCGGGGTCAGGCCCAGCTTCTTAGCCAAAGCAACTTGCGTTTGGGTCAGACGGATTTTTCCAGCACTCGTAGTACGAGCGGCAGGTGCCACGACCGTTGTGGGTTTCTTTTGAACCTCACCCGTTCTCGGCTTGTCTTCGTTGCCACCGAAAATTTCGGGGAACTTGGACTTCATGCGACCGTCGATCTGGTCGAAATAATCATCGGAGCGAGGGTCGACACCCCCGTTGACTAGCTTCTGGTGCAGCCCTAGTGCGTAGCTGGTGTATTCCTCAAATCCTGGTTGCCCGAACCACTGGTTTTTGGCCTGCCAGCGCAGGGTTTTCTCGTCGGGTTGAACCTGAACTTGCGGTTGTTGTTGAGTTTGTACAGGAATTTCTTGAGTCTGTAAAGACTGCGGACGGAACCTTTTTGCTTCCTCGGCTTTGTACTTAGCCTCGGCCAGTGCCTCCTGGGCCGCAATGATGGCGTCAGTGTCGTACGCCTCTTGCGCTTCCTTGAGTTTGCGACGGGCCATCTCCAGTTCTGACTCCGCTTCCTTGCGGGCGGAATTGACCAGAACCTCTTGGCCTTCGTTGTAACTCTTCTTCAGGCGGTTGTTCTCAGCGATAAGCTGCTGTGCAAGACGCTCAAGCTCAGCCTTTTCCCGAGCCACGGCTTCTTTCTGACGGCGCTCATCGTGGCGAGCATGCGTCAGTTCTTTGATCCGGGTCTGGACCTTGTCCGAGTAGGACTCGATCTCCTCATCCGTGGGGTCAGAAACGTCCTTATCTAGGGGTTTACGCCCACGGTCTTTCTCGGGGGTATCGTCGACGATTTCGACTTCTACGTCGCCTTCGCCTTCGATCTCGACTTTTACGTCTGTTTCCTTCTCGTCAGGAAACTTGAACTCTTCTTTGTCCATCAATCACACTCCTTTATGCGCGGGTGAGGCCGCGAGGGTCTTGCACAACAGCATCAACCTGATCGTCATTGATCAGCCGAAACTCCTTGCCATAGATCTTGAACCGTGTGCCCGAATAGGTGCGCACGAGAATAAAGTCTCCGGCTTTACACCACGCCCCGTTGGGAAACTTGGCGGTGTCCTTGTATGCATCGGGTCCAACTTTCAGGACAAACAGCACCGTGGTGGCGTGTTCTTCCTGTTTCATAAACGAGTCGGCCTTCAGCAATGCTGAGTTCTCGAAAGTCTGAGAAACATCAGGTACTATGCATAGCAACTTCCAGCCCGTGGGCTCGGGAAGCTGGGTAGCTTTTTGCTCGTCACTTGCGTCCTGGGCAGGTTCTTCCTGCGGTTGGATCGTTTTAGGCAGGGAAATCCCTGGGGGTAGTAGCAATCCTGCTTCACTCATCTGCATCTTCCGCTTTCTTCGCAAGGTCAAGTAAGTAACGCTCCGCCATCGCCAGACCTTGGATGACGCCGCAGAGCTTTTGGTATTCGTCGAAAGAGCGGCACGAACCCCCCGCCAAGTCATCGGCGTAGTTATTCATGTCGTTGCGTATTTGGTCGCGCAATACGCGTGCGAAGTCTTGGATCACTTACGTGGTTTCTCCATTTGTTGGCGTGCCTGCTCGGCACGGGATTTGGCGATATCGACGCCCAGCTTGACGCCTTCACGCTCGTTCTCAGATTGCAGCTTGGCCTTGTCTTTCTCAATGTTGGCCGTGACCTGCATCGCACGAAGCTGGAGGTCGCCTTTGACCCGCTCTTCGTCGAGTGCTTGCTTGTCGGCCTTGGCGGTAGCGTCCACGGCCAACTGCTTCTCCTTGAGCGCAAGCTCCTGAGCGCGAAGCTGCAACTCGGCCTGCTGAAGCTGCAACACCGGGTCTTGTGCCTGCTGCTGAGCCTGCATCTGCGCGGCTTGCTGCATGGCCTGAGCGTTCACCTGAGCAGCGGCCTGGGCCATCATGGCCGACAGCGCAATCTCCACCTGCGGCGGGAGCTTCTCGTCGTCCGGCGGCAGCGGCATGCCCATCTGCGCCTCGATCATCTTGCGCATCTTGTAGCCCAGGTGCTCAGCAATATGCGCCTGCTGCGCGGCCACAATCTGCTGCGCCATCGGGTTCTGCCCCACCACCTGAGCCACCAGCGGGTTCTGCGTGATCATCATGTGCACGGCGATGTGTGCGTCGTGATCCTGGTGCAGGAACGCCTTGACCGGCGTGTTCTTGAGCAGGTCTTGGTTCTCAGTGACGGGATCCGTGGGCTTCTCGTCGTCAGGCAGCGGAACGAGCTTCTCTGCGTTCTTAATCCCCAACACGTCCAGCATCGCCCTGTGCAACTGCGGCAGGTCGTAAATCTGCGGGGCCATCTGCGCCATCTGAATGACGGCTTGGTACTGCACCACGCGCTGCGACATCGTGGCCGCATTGGGATCCGACACGGGGATCACGTCCACCATGTCGTAGTCAGACTGCTTGGCCCGCTTGGTGCCGTACTCAGGGTCGTACTCGTAGTCCGGCTCGGTGTAGTCGCGAATGATCAACTTCAGGAGCTTGAACTCCTGCTTGAGCGAGTAGTGCGTACGTGCCTGGACTGCCGTCAGGATTTTCAACTGACGCTCAAGCAGCGCCAGCGTCGTGCCCACGGGCGCCTGGGCAGACATGTCGGCCACCTTCATGTCTGCGGTGGCAGCGAAGCGACGGCCCTCCTCTACGATGTTGCCCAGCAGGGTGTAAAGAACTTGGCTGGGCTCTTTGTAGGGAAGCGGCAGGATGCTGTCGCGAATGTTGCCAGAGGCAACATCGACATCGCGAAACTCGCCCGGAGCGATGGGGGTGTCATCCCCCTTGATACGCAGCCCACGGCTCTTCAGACCACCCGGAAGGTTGGACAGCGTGCCAGCGTCCACCAGTTGCCTCATCAGCGACGTGGCGCTCTTGGCAAAGCCACCGATCAGGTGGAACAGACCGAAGCCATACGCCCCAAAGCCGGGGACGTACTGGTAGTGCACGAAGTGCTGGCGCTTGAGCTTGAGGGGGTCGTCCTCGTTCCAGTTGCGGTAAATTGACAGCACCGTGTTTGTGCCACGAATGAGCGTGACCACGTAGGGCACCGCAATCTCATCATCTTGCTCGCCAAACGGATCGTCCGGGATGTGCAGGTCAACATGCACCTCCATGAGCGTGAAGCGGTCGTCGTTCAGGTCACTGAACCCCGTCTCCTTGTCCTTGGCCTGTTGAATGTCGGACTTGTTCTTGTCCGGCTCACCCAGTTCTACTTCGCGATAAAAGCCCGCTGCTTGCAGCTTGACGAGGTCGTTCTTGCTCTTGCGCATGACGTGCGTCAGGCGACGGCACGTGTCCATATCGGTAGCGCCGTACGGCAGGATGATGTCCTCCGCAGGCACGAACATGCTGACTTGACGACCCAGGTTGGGATCGTAGTAGACCTTTTTGAAGGCCGAGCCGGTGGCGGGCAGGCTCCACAACATGCGCTCATGCTCGGGGCGGAACTCCTTCATCACTTCCGTCAACTCGAAGTTCATGTCGTCCTGCACGCGGACGGCGGCTTCTTTCTTCTCCGGCGTGTCCTTGCCAATGATCTTGGTCTTGACCGGACCCGCAGCGGGGAAAGTCTCCGTGATCATCTCGGACTGGAAGCGCACAACGGCTTCCGTGATCATCGGGTGGAACACACCACAGGCGCCGTTCCACGGCTCCGTCCTCTCTTCAATCTGCAAGCCCAGCAGCTTCAGGCCATCGACGTACGCCTTCTCCCACTCTTTGCGGGAGGCTTTGTCCTGGTCGATGTCGGCCATCAGGTCGCCACCAAGCCCCTCAACGAAGCCTGCATCCAGGTACTCTGCCAAGTTGGCGTCGAACGATTCAGCGGTCTTGGGCTCCGGGGTGAGGCTGATCTCCATCCCGTCGATGCCGATGTTGACCTCTTCGGGGTCAACGATCTCAATCTCAATGGGCGCTTCTTCCTGTGCAAGCTCTTCGATTCCCGTGGGGGCAGAGTACAGCGCCTTGTCGATGTTGGTTGCCATCTTTAATCCTTAGTAGTACGCCGCTTTACGGGCGCGGAAGAACGCATCTTCCTTCTCGTCTGAGTCCAGACTGATGAACCCACCCTGGCGAAAGCGCAACAGGGCTTGGGTCGTAGTATCCACGTAGTCGTCGTGCTCGCCTACCGGGAACGCCGCTACCTCCTCGATAACCTCTCTGGCCCACCGAGTATCTGGCGCCCAGACTTTGCCCGAGGCAAACAGGTCTGCCACCGCGTTCACGCGCACCGTCTTGTCGTTGCCACGGGAGGGGGTGTACTCCGCCACAGGTATGCCTTGGTTGCGAAGCTCATAGATCAAAGGCGCCCCAGCGGCTTTCTTTTCCACGATGAACGCATCGGGCTCCCACTGCTTGTAGTGCTTGAGCGCGACTTGCTTGAGTTCGGGAAACGCCATCCGGTCCTTGAAGGCATCGAGCAGCATGAGTTGGGGCGAGTCCCCTTCTTCCTCGTTGTACCAAACGCCCCACGTCGTGCAGGCGCTGTAGTCTGAGGTGGTCTTTGTCTCGAACGCCGTGTCCCAAGACTGGATCACGTACTCGCACGGGGGCGGGTCGTCGTGTGGCCATATACGCCACATGTGGCGTCCAATGATCGCCGATGAGTCAGCGGTAGGCTGCTGCATGTACTGCGCGTTCCAGAAACGCGGGTCCATGTTCGCCTTCTTGGACTTGAGTTGGTCCAGTGGCCACTGCTCTGGCCACAGGCTTTTCTCGTTTTCTTGATCTTGGTTCAAGATCGCCGGGAGTTCAACGATCTCCCACTGATCCGCCTCGGGGTTCTTGGTCTGGTAATCAATCAGCCGCCCGGTAAGGTCCAGCAGCGACCACCTCGTCATGATGACGATGATGGCGCCCCCTGGCATCAAGCGTTGCAGCGGGCCCGTTTGGAACCAGTTCCACGCCGTGTCGAACGCAAGGCGCGAGTTAATCTTTACGTCCTGCTCAGAATGAGGATCATCAATAACAAAAAGGTCAGCACCGCGACCAGCCAGAGCACCGCCAACACCAGCAGCGTAATACTGACCTCCCTTGGAGGTTGACCACTTTCCGGCGGCTTTTTGGTCCTCGGCAACACTGGTCTGCGGAAAAAGCTCAGCGTATTCGTCTGAGTTTATGAGGTTCCGTATCCGCCGTCCAAAGTCTTCTGACAGGGACGCGGTGTGCGTACCCATAATGATCTTCTTCTCGGGAAACTTGCCCAAGAAGTACGCCGGGAACAGGTAGGAGGAGAACTCCGACTTGCCCATGCGGGGCGCGATGTTGATGATCACGCGCTTTTTCTTGCCCGAAAGCACGTCTTCAAAGATTTTGGCCAGTTTTTTGTGGTGCGGCCCCACCTTGAACCCCGGATAGACGTGCTTGGCGAAGCCAATGAGGTTGGTTTTGGCTAAATCTCTGGACAGACGCCGCTCTTTTTCTTCGAGCGCCTCGAAAAGCTCCATCTTCTCCTGCAAGGAGAGCGTGGGGAGCGCGGCCTGAATCGCCGCAAGCTCTCTCGGGGAGATGCTACTGAGCGACTGGAGGTTCATCCGGCGTTTCGGGGGTTTGGCTAGGGTCTTCTTCGGTGTTTTCTTCTGCGGTCGTTACGTCGATCACATCAGTAACGCCCATGAAGCGGTTGATCTTGTCCCGAATCTTGGCTTCGATCTCGGCATCGGTCAGGTCGGTCTTCTTGACCTCCACCCGCTCCGTGAACAGCGCCACTTCCGTCACGCGCCCGAGCATATCGAGCGCCTTCAACCTGATTTTTGCGTCAGGGTGCTTGGTTTCTTCCAGGATTTGGGCCACTGCGTAGCCCCGAAGCTCCTTGGCCTGCTGTACAAACTCCCAGTCATAGGCCACCAACATGCCCGTGAGGTGGCGCACAGCCACCGGGGTCTTCATCTGGACCAGCGCCTTGCGCTGTTCTTCCGGGGTTTGGGTGGTCAGGGCCTGGAATGCCTGTCGCGCCTGCGACGTGGCCACTGCTTGCTGCGCTTCTTCGGCAGTCGTGGCCCCCATTTCCTTGAGCCACTCAGCAGTTGACACCTGCGCCGCGACAATATCGTCGGGCGCTGCCTTCTCCAGTGGCGTCACGTCTTGCGGCGTGGCCATCGGCGGTTGGAAATCAATCAAGTGGTCAAGCATTTCGATGCGGGGCTTGCGTCCGTAATTGGCGCGAGTGTATAGTGGTATGTGAGTAACGCGCAAGCGGTGCTCGGGTTGTGTTGGTTCTGTGTATCTCCTGTCAGTTGCAAAACTGTTCAGCCCCGACTTAAAAGCTCGGGGCTTTTTTTCGTCTGTGCTTGTCAAAGATTTGACAAAGTTATTTTGCATTTTTCTAATATACCCCCCGGTTTTTATTTTGAAAAGGTATGGGGGTGGGTTTCGCATATTGAGCGGCGAAAAAAGGCGGAGATTTTGAAAATAGGGGGTAGGTGTTTGGAAATTACAGAAATTGTGGGGTGCGGTTGAGGATTAGTGTTAATGCGAAGCCGCCCTCATCTGCCCAATATCGGGGGCTGGGGGGTGGGTGGGGGTCGGAAATACCCCCCGGAAAAGGGACGGCACCCCCTGATTCGGGGATGAAACCGGGTTTAAAAAGGGGGGTTCGTATACTGGATTTACTCAGTGGGGATTGGCCCTGCCGAGTATTCACTTTTTCAAGGAGCTAACCATGCAAACCATCGACACCATCATCACCTCCACCCTCGACGCCGCCCACGCCTACAGCGACGGCATTGCTCAAGCCCGGGCCCACAAGTCCTGCAAGGGCAAGACGCCGGAAGAGCTTCGCCCGATCCTGCTGCCCATCGTGGCCAAGTACTACGCCGTTCCCGTGATCGAGGGAGAGCGCAAGGCCAAGGGCACCAAGGTGCTCGACAAGGACGCCAAGGGCTACGAAGCGGCGAAGAAGGCCCTGCAACGCCTCATTGCGGATATCGCGGGCAAGACCAACGCCGACAAGGAGGAGATCGAGGTTCCCGCGCACATCGCGAAGCTGGCCGCGCAACTGGCGCAAGCCTGCGCCGAGTACGAGCAGGCACGCAAGCTGGCCTCCACGGCCCTTGCCAACGCCTTCGCCAAGTGATTCGGGGACAAACGTCCCCGTTTTCTGGCGCGAACCCTCAGAGCGAGGGGGCTGCGCCTATTCCGTCCTTATAACCAAAAGTTTTTACAGGAGCCCAAACCATGTCCCGCCTCATCAACACCTACCGCAAGTGCCCCACCCCGACCAACCGCGCCAAGCTACAGGCGTACCTCAACAAGCACATGATGGCCGTGTGCCTTGCCACCCCCGAGGAGTTGGCCTTCCTCAAAGCCCACGACTTCACCATCTAAGGAGTGAACCATGCCCCACACAACCCGCCACCAGCAACGCGCCCTGCCACTCAAGGGAGGGCATCCCAACCCGCAAGCGAAAGCCGAACTAGACCGGATCAAGCAGCGGCTGATCCGCGAGATCGAAGAGCGCGAAGGCAAGGAGGAAGTGAAGTACTGGGAGCGCCGCGTCTGGCTGCGCACCCGCTAAACGGGGACTTTTGTCCCCCTTTTGACTCTTCTAAGGGTAAACCCTTGTCAAAAGTTGGACTTTGGGTAGCTACCCACCTCCTCATAACCCACGGGCGCAACATTGGGTAGCGTAAGTCATTGATTTTTATGAACAACCCACAACACTACCCAACTACCCATATATACATATACATACCAAAAGTATTTGTTGTTGTGTGTGAAAGTGAGCCAGAAACTTTTTCTTTTTTCTGTCTGTTCGTTTATGTTCCGGAAAATTCTGGGTAGTTGGGTAGCCACGACCTTTCCCCTTGCACATCAACGACTTACACTACCCAATGTTGCGCCCACACCTTATGAGGAACTGGGTAGCTACCCAAACCCTTACACGAAACTTACTAAACCATGCCCAAAAACCTTGCCACCCCGGCCATCACACGCCGCTGCGTTCTCTGCTCTCGTGACCTTCCCGTGCGCTTTTTCCGGCGCTGGCGGGGCGGAAAGTTGCGACTTCAGGACTCCTGCAACGCGTGCCGTCCGCCCAAGACCTACAAAGAGATGACCAAACGCGAGCGCATCAACGCCCGCTCGACTTCCCACAACCGAGTCTCCGCTGTCTACCTTGACGCCATCGACCGGCGAGAACGCGAGCACTTCAAGAACAGCGTGATGCCTGACCGAACCTACGCATCCCACTCAAGAACCCGGCGGGAGAACTGGGGCAAGGGGCTGCTCAACGCGGCGAGGCAGGAGTTCAAGTGGGCGTACAACCACGCCTTGCGGTACCGGGAGATGGTGGCCGGGAAGGGCCAGACCGAATACGCACCCTACGCTGCCTTCTTTAGTTACTACACCGAGGTGCTCAGAAAAATACGCGATAACGCCACGATCAAATCAAAACTCAGGGGCACGCCAATAAAACCAAGTATCGACGACCTCAATCCAACCACATATATCACCGAGCAAGAACATGCCGAACTCAGATACTTATTCGCACAGTGCATCCCAATACCCGGAAGGCGCAACGCTGCCCGCAGTCCGTGGTTTATTTCCTGGCAGCAATAACCCAAACGGGGACAGTTGTCCCCAAATCCAACCTCAACAAGGAGAAACAACCATGAACCAACGCAATACAAACACCCCCAAAGACCAGCAAATGTACGGCTGCAACATCGAGGAGTTTCTCGAAAGCGTCGCCGAGAGCGTGACCTACAAGGTGACCGGCGCCTCGATGGTGGTGGCCAGTCTGATGTCGGACGCCCAGGAGCAACTGGCCCACGGCGACCACGAGGGTGCACGCCAGACGCTCAACCGGGCCAAGCACGTGCTGTTCAAGATCATGCAGGGTGAGATGGTCGGCACCCGCCCAAGCCACAACCCCAACCACTAAAGGAGAAACAACCATGGCCTTACTGAAAACCAAAACCTACAGCGTGGTGCTCACGCTCAAGACCATCGACGGCACACCGGGCGACGATCCGGCCAAGTGGGACTGGCCTGCACTGATCGGCGCCGAGTGTTGGAACTGGCAGGTGTGGGACGTAACCGACGGCACTGTCGAGAACATGCGCCTGACCGATGTCGGCGCCGAACGCAACGAGTGAAGGAGAAAGACATGACACAGATTGAATACACGAAGAAGCCCAGCATCACCACGCTGCGTGCCGCCTTGTTCCGCGCGGCCAATGCCGGTAGTACCTTTATCCAACTCACCTGGGGTGAGAACCAGATCACCGTGGAGAAGACGCCCTATGGGTGGGATGGCCACGGGTGGATAGGCCGCAACGGCGGCAGTGACCTTGCCAACGAACTGCGCAAAGCATCGCGCACCAACTGAAGAAGGAGAAACATCATGGTCAAACACACACAGCCCACCTTCCACTTCCTGCTCACGTCGTTCTTTGAGTGGCGCAGCGGCACAGATCTCAACGAGTTGATGACCTGGGCCAACAAGCGCAAGAACACTTACTGGGTGTGGTACGTGCCGGTATCAGACGAGGAGAGCTACGACATCGAGTGGTACCGCCCTCAAGTCGAGGGCAGTTTCGTCCTGGCCCACGTCGAGTTCGACAACCGTGGACGCATTGTGAAACCCAAGAAAGAGGAGGCAACAGCATGAAAGACAACATCACCGAACTACAAGCCCGACCCCAGTCGGACAGCGACTTCATGAACGCGGCCAACGAGATGCGTGGGGGTGGTAGCTTCGCCTACTACCTCGCCACTGCCTACTACATGGCCGACAGCCACAACAAAGAGCGCCTCAAGGCAGCGTTCCCCGACCTGTTCACGCGCTACTACAACCAGTACTTGCAGACCCTCAACGAAGGGGCACGGCAGTGAAGGTCAAGGAACTGATCGAGTACCTGCGCAGCGCGGTCGATCCCGATACTGAGATGGTGCCGGGGTTGACCTACCGCCAAGTCATCGAGGCGCTACTTGAGCGCGACCCCGAGCAAGAGGTCAGCGTGCGCAACGGCGACAGGATCTACACCATCGAGCGTGGGCCAACCCACTAACAACCAAGCAACGAAAGGAACTAACCATGGGAAACCGAGCAATCATCACCAACAGCAAGTCACGCACCACAGGCGTGGGCATCTACGTCCACTGGAACGGCGGGCCGGAGTCAGTCCTGGCCTTCCTGCGAGTCTGCCAACTCCGTGGATACCGCGCCCCCGGCGCCGATGGTGAGTACGCCATGGCCCGCCTGTGCGGGCTGATCTGTGAGTTCTTCCCGGGCAACTCGTCCGTGGGGATCGGCCAGCTATGCGACCTCGACTGCGACAACTACGACAACGGGGTGTACGTGATCGACGACAACTGGCGCGTCGTCGATACCTGGGGCGAAGGTAGCCGCCCCCTTGTGCAGACCCTGACTTTCAACGACGCACAGCGTGAGCAGTACGACGCCATCGTGGAGAAACTCAGCCAAGCTGAAACCACACACTGAGAAACGGGGACAACCGTCCCCATAACCGTAGCCGCTGCGGCTCAGCGGCACATCAACTAGGAGAAACTAACCATGATCGACATCAACACCATCTTCAACCAACTCCTCAACGCCGCCGTCGAGGCGCACATCACGGCCATCCAGCAACAGCACGCCAACATCGTGGGAGAACTGGCTCAGCGCATCGCTGCGTTGGAAACCAAGCTGACCGAAGCCGCACTCTTTCAGAAGGAGACGAACGTCACCGTGGACATGGACGCCCTGCGCCACTTGGTCAAGCCGATGATCGACTCGGTGGTGGAGCAGGCTATCGCGGATCACTGCGAGGACTACGACCACGACAACTACGACAACATCGCCAGTCAAGTGGACGACCTGCCCGACTTCGATGACTTCGTGCGGGGCGATGAGTTGGATGACAAGGTGCGGGACGCAGTGCGCGACCTGACCTTCGAGGTCAGCGTCAGCTAAGGAGAAAGCAAATGACCAACGGAGTAACCAAAGACTTCATCGATTCGCTTACTGCGAAAGAGCGCACCGACCTGCTTGCAGGACTGACGAACCTGCATCTGAAGCGCACCGCAAGCGACGCGCTGATGACGGCGAGCCTGCTCACGCACTACCTCAGAGCGTTGGGCATGAACGAAGAGGCGGAGTACGTGGCCAACCTTCAGCACCGCTTGTTCGACCTGACCTGAAATTTTTTTCACCCCAATCCTTCCCACAGATGTGGGAAGGGTGTACAATGTCTACTTCTGGACAACCGTGGCCGCTGCGGATCAGCGGCAAACCTCAACTAGGAGATTCAACATGGCACATCAACTCTATACAAACGCAACCGGCACCACCTCTTACGCCTCCACTCAGCGCGAGTGGCATGGCCTGGGGCAACTGATGCCCGCAGGGCAAAGCGTGGAGCAGTGGCAAGCTGCCGCAGGCATGGACTACGAAGTGCAGCGTGGGTACGTACGCTACGCCACTGAGCGTGGCCAGTTGGCCGACGCCATGAAGGTGGTGAAGGACAAGGTGGTGCTGTTCCGCTCGGACACGAAGGACGCGCTCGGAGTCGTATCCGATTCCTACAAAGTAGTGCAGCCCCGCGAAGTCCTTGAGTTCTTCCGCGACTGGGCCACGGCAGGTGGGATGACGATTGAGTCAGCGGGTGTTTTGTTTGGGGGCAAGCGGTACTTCGCCACGGCCAAGCTCGCCGAGGGTGTGTGCGTCGATGGGTACTCGGACAAGGTGGTGCCCTATGCTCTCCTGTCTACCTCCGCCGATGGCTCCCTTGCCACCGAAGCACGCTGGACGACTGTCCGGGTGGTGTGCAACAACACCCTGAGCATGGCACGTGAGGGCAAGGCAGCGGTGCGGGTGACGCATCGTAGTGAGTTCAAGCCCGAAGATGTGCGCGGCGTATTGGAGAACGCCAACACGGAGTTCCGCGCTTTCATGGAGACGGCGCGGCTGTTGTCAGGGATCAAGGTGTCTCGTCCGCTGGCCGAAGACCTGTGCGTTCACCTGTTCAAGACCGGCACCAAGGACACCGACGCAGTCAAGGAGACGCGTGGTTTCATTCGCGTGATGGAGTTGTTCAACGGCGCCGCACGTGGTGCGGGGCTTGAGACAGCACAGGAGACGGCATGGGGTTGGCTCAACGCAGTGACCGAGTACGCCGACCACCACATCCGCGCTCACTCGGATGAGAACCGTACCGCCTCTGCTCTGTGGGGCCAGGGCGACACGCTGAAGAACCGGGCAGTGGAGTTGGCACTCGCCGCTGCCTAATCAAACGGGGACGCAAGTCCCCTAATCGTGGGGAGCTTCGGCTCCCCGTTTCTTTCATTCACAGGAGGTTAACCATGCAGATCACAACCATCACCACCAAGCGTGCAGCCGAGGCCATCGCTGGCACGCTGGGCAAACCAAGCAAGATGCCCGGGCGCAGCTACGGCATCAGCGCCACCCAGTGCAAGACCGGCGGCAGGCTACAGAAGATCAAGGGAAGCGTGTGCGAGGGGTGTTACGCACTCAAGGCCAACTACCGCTACGCAAGCGTGGAGACGGCGCACATCAAACGCATGGCGGGGCTGACGCATCCTGCCTGGGCAGACGCCATGATCTTTCTCATCAAGCACAGCGGCGAAGAGTACTTTCGTTGGCATGACAGCGGCGACCTGCAATCTTTTCAGCACCTGCTCAACATCGTGCGCGTGGCCGAGGCACTGCCTTCGGTTAACTTCTGGTTGCCGACCAAGGAGAAGAAGCTCATTCACCAGTACCGCGCAGCGTTTGGCGACTTCCCTGCGAATCTGTGCGTGCGTCTGTCAGGTGCGATGGTCAACGCCGAGCCTCCTGCATACGAGGGAAACACAAGCACGGTGCACACACCCGAGGCCAAGCCCCATGGCGTGGAGTGCAAAGCCTATCTCAATCAAAACAAGTGCGGCGATTGCCGTGCATGCTGGAGCAAGGAGGTGAAGAACGTCAGCTATCGACAGCACTGATGCGTGCAGGGGTTGCAGCCCCTCGTTACATTGTCTAAACTTGGACTCGGGCAAAGACCCACGTCTCAAAGCAACAGGAGAAACAGCATGACGAAGACCCAACAAAACCCAACCACGATACCTACGATACCTACGAAAACAAACAAAGCCGCGCTCATCCGCGAGATGCTGGCGCAGGGCAAAGACTCCAAGGAGATCGCAGCCGAGGTGGGCTGCTTGGTGCAGTACGTGTACGGCGTGCGCAACTACGAACGCACCAAGGCGAAGAAGGCCCAGGCCAAAGCCAAGTACGAGCGCAGGAAAGCAATCGTTGCGGGCGCAGTCAAGCGCAAGTACACGAAGAAGTCAACGGTGGATAAGCGCACCATGCTGGAGCTTGATCGCAACCGGCTGAAGGACATGGTGTTCGACCTGTCCGAAACAAACGAGCAGTTGATCAAGCAGATCCAAGAGGCGACCAAGCCCAAGATTCAGTACATCGAGGTCGAGGTGCCTCAGCCTTTCTCCCACTTCACCTTCTGGCAGCGCCTGCGTATCCTGTTCCTGGGAGGTGCAGCATGAAGTTCTATGAGATCGAACTCAAGCGCGAGTCCTACATCACCGTCGTTGTCAGCGGCAACTCTCCCGAAGAAGCAGCCGAAAGGCTGTGGAGCAACCTGGAGGATTACGTCGAGGGCGACCCCGACGAAGCCGACTGGGATATCACTGACATCAACGAAGCGGAGAGAGACGAATGAAAACACGCGCATTGAAACTGGTACGCGAACTGTTCGCCGTGGACTACGTGCCGCTGCATACGCAGCGCCACAACCAACGGCAGTGGGTCAAGTCGGTACGCCGATTGGGGGATAGATGGCTACTCGCAAAAACTTTCGACGTGCAGAAGAAGCACTAGACCCACCGCCCAAGGTGTGGCCCTTCCCAACGTGGAAGGGCCAGCCATACAAACCCAAGAAGCCGCCCAAGCGGCGGTACAACCCGCAGGACGCAGAGCCTGCTCTGATCTAGGAGAAAGCAATGAGCAACAGCAACAGCAACAGCAACAGCAACAGCAACAGCAACAGCAACAGCAACAGCAACACAAACACCAACCTGAAGATCCGCCTCGCCATCATCGGTATCCAACTGTGCGCAGGCATCGCGCTGTTGGCGTCGATACTGACTGCCCTTCCCGCATATGCACGAGCAGGCACGCTGATTAAGTGCGACTTCATCAGCACCCAACAAGGCCCGCGCTACGTGGGCACCTACTGCGTGGACTTCGCCTGCCAGTACACGACCACACGCATCTTCACTTCGTACTGCCCGTTCAGCCTGTAAGGAGACGCAAATGCAACGCTATGAAGACGACGGACTGGAGGAACTGGGCTGGCTTGCCGCCATGCTGTTGGCGTTGGCCTTCCTGTTCTTCTCCTTCGTTTATTGCCTGCACTGGGCAGGGTGGCTATGAAAAAACTCTTGGAAGTAACCCCGGCACAGATGGTGCACGCGGAAGCCCTGCGCTTGGCTGATGCGCTTGAACAGCAGTTCCCTATTGGCACGGCGCAGCACTACCTCGATGGAGAAGCCGCCGCCGAACTGCGCCGCCTGAGTGCTGAGAGCGATGCGCTGCGCAAAGCCAACGAAGCCTTCGCCAAACGACAAGAGTGGTGGAACGAGAAGATGTTTGCGCTTGAAACGCTGAACGCGGAACTGTTGATGGCGTTGAAATACATCGACAAAGAGTTCCGCAAACACGGGCGGCAGCATTGGCCTGAAGCCGTGAAAGCCCGCGCAGCCATCGCAAAAGCAGGAGAGAAGGCATGAACTGCGAAATTTCTCCGGGGTTCCTGTTTGGAACCATCATCAGCATCATCATCGGCATCATCATCGGCAGCGCCATCGGCGGCGTCATCTGGGGCTTCTTTGAAGCATGGTGGAAGGACAGACATGGATCGTGACACCATCATCCGACTGCCGCGGAAGGCCGGGTTCGATGTGAACTTTGACATTTGGGCTGCAAGTGTTGATGGAGTTCACATTAACAAAGAATTGCATCGCTTCGCCGCTTTGGTTGCCGCTGCCGAGCGTGAGGCGTGTGCGAAGTTGTGTGAAAACTTGGCGAAAGACCGGGGGATGTTTCACCCAGAAGACGAGCTTCTTAAAAAGGGCGTGTTGTGTGGGGCGGCGGCGTGCGCTGCGGCGATAAGAGTTTTAAGGAAGCGGGCATGAGCGGCGACCACAACGCAAACCAGAAGGGGGCCAAGGTACTGGCGCAGATAGATGCACAGCCCAAGTCAAGGCAGAAAGTATCCGAGAGGTCGGTGCGGGTGACCATCGGCATGATGAGAAGCCTCGCACGCGCCATCCCCATCAGCCCGTTTCATCTACACGCCGCAGATCAGATGGAGCGGATGCTTGACGAACTGATTCGACTGAGGAAAAAACATGACCGACAAGAAACTGAAACTTGAGATCGCGCCTGGAGCCTTCGACAACTTCGAGGGCACGCAGGAAGAACTGGACGAGATGATGGCCGCGATTAAACAGATGATGGAGGACGGCACGCTGTTTGAGAACTCAAGGGAAGTGCCCGATGAAGAAGCCGAGGCGATCTGGCAGCGGCTGTCCAACATAAAGGATCGGCAATGAACCACATCAAACTCTTGATGCAGTGCCACGCCTATCTGCGTGGGACTACTATCAACAACTCTTCTTCCAACGAGCTTGTTGACCGCGACCAACTGGCACGCGACATCACCAACTACATCAACCACATTGGAAGCCACGCCGAAGGCTGCTGGTCGTGGGGGCCTGAGCATTACATGTGCGCATACGAGCGCGTGAAACAACTGGAGCAACAACTGCATGACCTACGTACCAACACCGCCCAGCCCCAAGGGTAAGCGCCAGATCAAGATCAACGCGATCATGCAGGCGCAACTCATCAAGCTGCTGCTCGAAGGCACCTACACCTGCGCCGAGCTTGCCAAGATGACCGGGCTGCACTACGTGACGGTACTGCAATACACCCGGGAGTTGCATCGCGCGGGTGCCGCCCATATTGCTGCATGGGAGAAGGACAAACGGGGCCGTGATCTGGCTAAGATTTACAAACTTGGTGAGGGCACCGACAAGCGGCGTCAGAAGAAGACGCAGGCTGAACGGCAGATCGCCTACCGCGCCAAGAAGAAGCAAATCAAGATCATGGAGTTGTTGACATGCAATGCCCCAAGTGCGGCGGAAGTTGCCAAACACTTGAAACACGAAGAGCCGCAAACGGCTTGAAACGAAGGAGATATGAATGCCAGACTTGTGGAACACGCTTTACGACCGTGGGAACGAAAGAAGATTTAAGACTGGGGATGAAAAACAACCCGAACCGGGACGATCAGACGATAAGGACATCGAGGCAGGAGAAAGCCTACTACGAGCAAATGCGCGTCAAGAAGGAGGCTCACACTACAAGCAGTTCAAGCACGAAACCTGGGACGTTATCCTTGACTGGAATCTTGGCTACCTGGACGGCAACGCCGTCAAGTACCTCTCACGATGGCGCCTGAAGGGTGGCATCCAAGACCTGAAGAAGGCGCGTCACTACATCGACAAGCTGATCGAAGTAGAAGAAGCAAAGAAGTCCTGAAGGCGGCAGCATGGTTAGGTAACGGTGGCAAGCCTTGCAGATGCGACCCACGGTTACTCCTACACGGGACGCCGCCAATCAGTAATCCCGCGTAGGCACCTTCCACCTAGAACGAGGGGGCTAGGAATCTGCATTTCCCCCTCGCATTCAAACTACAGGAGAAACACATGAACGAAGGTCTAAGCATTGGCCACGAGATGGCCGAAGTCGCCGCTGACAACGCAGGCGAGTTCTGGAAAGAAGAAGCGTTCTACGCATTCAAGCAGTACGCCATGACGCATTCGCACTTCACAACAGAAGAGGTGCGTGCAGCCAACCCTGATCTACCACAACCCCCCGACGACCGGGCCTGGGGCAGCATCGCACGACGCGCTAGACGTGAAGGCGTGGTGGTGGGCTCCGGCTGGGTGCGGGCCAACAGCCGCACTGTGCACGGCATGGTGGTCACGATGTGGCAGTCCATGATCCTCAAACCAACGGAGTCTCTCGATGGCAGCAACGCCGGAAGTCAAAGTCAAGAAGCAATGCGTGGCGCTGCTGAAGGCGCGTAGTGTTTATCACTTCTTCCCCGTAGCGTCGGGCTACGGTAGGGTGGGGATCCCCGACATCGTTGCGTGCTTGGACGGCCACTTCCTGGCCATCGAGTGCAAGGCAGGCAACAACAAACCTACCGCTTTGCAGGAGGCGGAGATGGCCAAGATACGCGCATCTGGCGGTACGGCCATTGTGATCAACGAGGGCAATATGCATGAACTACAGGAGGTGCTAGATGCTAGGAGAAGTAATGAATGAGGACGACAAGGCGTACTACGCCAGGATGGACACGCTCATCGCAGCGATGCCCGACGATCAGCAGAAGGCGCTGATCAAGGCCATCAAGCTGATGCTGCGCACGTTCGTCGAAGAAGACACGCAAGGCGTGCTGGTGGTGGCCAGTACTGATGGGTATCTCACCACGATGGGGCTCAACGCCACCTTCTTTGAGTCTGCTGGAATCATCCGCGCATCAGCGGAAGTGTTTGCTGACACATTCAAAGGCAGCGATGAGGAGACTAAACATTGAGCTTACCTTTCGACCAGATTCTTTCAATCGACTTCGAGACGCGCTGGAGCAGCAAGGAGTACACCCTCTCGAAGATGACAACGGAGGAGTACATACGTGATAGCCGCTTTAAAGCCTTCGGAGCTTGTGTCCATGTATATGGAAGCGACGAGCCGATTAAATGGATTGGAGGATCAGATCTACCTGAGTACCTTTCTGGAATCGACTGGGGACGAACCGCCGTCCTTGCGCATAACGCACAGTTCGATGTCTCAATCCTTTGCTGGCGCTACGGTGTCCAGCCCGTCTTCATCTTCGACACGCTGTCAATGGCGCGAGCTTTACGCGGCGTGGAGGTTGGCAATTCCCTCGCACAACTGGCAAGCGATTTTGGTCTTCCCCCCAAAGGGCGAGCCGTACATTCGACCGATGGACTGGGAGAGCTTACAGAAGAGATCGAGCGAGAGTTGGCCGAGTACTGCTCGCATGATGTCTACCTGTGTGAGTCCATCTTTGCAAGACTGGTGGTTGGATTCCCTGCCAAAGAGCATAGGCTCATCGATCTCACTCTGAAGATGTACACAAGGCCGCTGCTGGAACTCGACAAGGAACTGCTGGCCAAGGCCATCGAAGACGAAAGGAACGCCCGTGAAGGATTACTACAGAGGCTCGGCGTGGATGAGGCTTCGCTTGCGTCGAATGACCGATTCGCCAAAACACTCGAAACGCTCGGGGTCACACCACCAACAAAGATCAGTAAAACAACAGGCAAAGAGACTTACGCTCTTGCTAAAAACGACGCCCTCTTCCAAGCCCTCGTCAACGGAAATCGTGAGGATGTCGCGCTGCTGTGCGAGGCACGACTCAAGGTTAAATCGACATCCGAGCGCACGCGAGCACAGCGCTTTCTTGATATCGCGAACCGTGGCCGGTTACCGGTTCCGCTTAGCTATTTTGGCGCAGGCACTGGTCGGTGGACGGCAAGCAAAGGCAGCGCCATCAACATGCAGAACTTGAAACGTGGCAGCTTCCTCAGAAACTCCATCATGGCCCCGCAAGGGTACGTACTGGTTGCTGGTGACCTTTCGCAGATCGAGCCCCGTGTCCTCGCGGTTCTTTCGGATAACAAGGCTCTACTAGACGTGTTCGAGGCCGGTGGTGATCCGTACGCTGCGTTCGGCGCACAGATGTTCGGCATCCCGGGCATGACCAAAGACAGCCACCCAATCGAGCGCCAATCAGCCAAGTCCGCGCTGCTGGGCGCAGGCTACCAGTTGGGTTGGTCTTCGTTCGCTGCGCAGCTTCTCACGGGGTTCCTGGGCGCTGATCCGGTGCTCTACACCAAGGAAGCTGCCAAGACCCTGGGTGTGACGGCTGAAGATGTGGAACGCTTTCTGTCCTGGGAAGACAACGTCAAGCGCATGCAGCAGATCCCGCACACCTGCACCGACGAAGAGTTGCTCATCCACTGCCTTGCAGCCAAGGCGATCATCGACAAGTACCGCGCTGCATCACAGGCGGTGGTGGCGTTCTGGAATCTGTGCCAGGAACTCATCGAGTACAGCCTGTACAAGGGCAAGGAATACACGCACAAGTGCATCACCTTCCGCAAGGAACAGATCATCTTGCCAAGCGGTATGGCGATGAGGTATCCTGATCTCCGCCCGGACAAGGGCGATGGTGGCCGCGTCGTGTGGACGTACGCTGACGGCAAGAAGCGTGTCAGTCTGTACGGCGGCAAGGTCACCAACAACATTGTCCAGGGTACGGCGCGATGCGTCATGACGGATGGCATGCTTAGGGTTGCTAAAAAGTACCCTGTGGCAGGCACGGTGCATGATGAATTGATCGCCGTGGTACCGGAAGATGAAGCGGAGGACGCGAAGACTTGGGTCTTTGCGCAAATGGTTGCGCCTGTACCCTACCTTCCAGGCATTCCGCTCAAGACAGATGTGGGCTACAACAAACGATACGGACTAGCAAAAGGATGAAGACCGACACGATCATTGACTACGCGATGCCGCTCATGAAGATCGAGCGGTGCGCAAAAGAGATCCATGACCTGTGCAACGAGAAGCACTACGGAGAAGCCCAGGAGCGCGTGCTGATGCTACTGACAGAAGCCCGCATCTTGCAGACAACACTAAAACACCTGAAGGAGCAACATGACCGCTAACCAACCCGCCCCCATTCCCCGCCGCATCAAGGTCGGCGACAAACAATATTCCGTGGACATCATCCAGTCCATGCAGCGTGCGCGTGATCGTGGCCGCATCTGGTACGAAGCAGGCCGCATTCAGATCGGTCAGACCAGCAACGTCGATGGCCGCAAGTTCAGCAACGACCAGATGTGCGACACCTTCTGGCATGAGCTTGTGCACGCCATCCTCTACGACATGGACAGCCGCCTGTACAACGACGAGAAGTTCGTCACCGAGTTTGCAGGGCGCCTTGCCAAGGCCATCAAGTCGGCGGAGTTCAAATGACCAACGTCACCTGGAGCCACAGCGCACTCAAAGACTTCGAGGGCTGCGCCCGTCGCTACCACGAGGTCAAGGTTCTCAAGAACTATCCGTTCGTTGAGACGACGCACACCATCTACGGCAAGGACGTGCACAAAGCCATCGAGGACTACGGCAAGCTCGGCACGCCGATACCGGAGAAGTACGCGCAGTTCAAACCGGCGGTGGACGAGATCCTCAAGAAGCCCGGGCGCAAACTGTTCGAGCATGAGATGGGTATCACGCGTGACCTTCAGCCTTGTGGCTTTAACGATCCCAATCGCTGGGTACGTGGCATCGCCGACCTGCTCATCATCAACGACGACAACCTGACCGCCAAGGTGGTGGACTGGAAGACGGGCAACAACAAGTACCCGGACAAAGACCAGTTGGTCTTGATGTCCCTCATGGTCTTCGCTCACTTCCCCCACATCAGGCAGGTCAAGTCGGCGCTGATGTTCCTGGTGAAAGAGACGATGACCACCCACGCCATGCTGCGCGGTGAGGCTGAGGAAGCATGGTGGCGCTACAAGGAGCGCGTGGCCAAGCTCGAATCAGCGCACGCCACAGATGTGTGGAACCCGTCTCAATCACCGCTGTGTGGGTGGTGCCCGGTCACCACCTGCCCGCTAAACCCGAAGCACTGATATGACTACGATCAAAGCCCGCAAGGAAGAGATACGCGCTCTGATCGACCGGCAACCCGGCAACACGTTGTTCAGTGACGAAGATACGGCGCGGTTCAACGAACTGACTGGGTGGAAGTTCCGTTGGTACAAGAAGGTGTACAACCAGATGTACCCCAACGATACGCGGTGCGTGGCCCACTCCGATGATGGAAACACCTTTGTCGTCTGGTCATGGAACCGGGCGCTATCCCCGGCCAACAACCTGCTGGAAGCCATGCGCGTAGCCGTCAAGCATCAGACGTACGGATACATGCAGGCAGCAGAACTCGTCTGTGTGGCGTGTAGCTCTACAGACTTCATCGCGGTGGATCACAAAAGCAAGCCGTTCAAGGACATTGCACAGGCATTCTGCGCAGAGCACGGTGATGTCGCTTTGGCCAACAACGAAGACGGCAGCGGCTGGCACATCGCAGACTACGAAACGCTTCAAGCATGGCAGGCGTTTCATCAGCAGCAAGCGGACTACCAGATTCTGTGCCGCTCATGTAACTCAAGCAAAGGAGCTAGACGTGGCTAGGAACTACAAGCAAGAGTATGACAACTACCAGGGCACGCCCGAGCAGATCAAGAAGCGTGCTGAACGCGTCAAGGCGCGGCGCATGATGGAGAAGACCGGCGCTGCCAAGAAGGGTGACGGTAAAGACGTGGATCACATCAAGCCGATGCGCAGCGGTGGCACGTCCACCAAGGACAACCTGCGCATGCGCAGCAAGAGCGCCAACCGATCCGACAACAAATAGGAGAACCATGGAAGTCATCGACAACAAGCTGCTCGTCTTTAAGACGCGCAGCCCGGATAAGTATTCCCTGATTCCTAAGAGCAACGTCACGCCGATCCCAGGCGGCTACCAAGTTGCAGTCTGGTGGGGGCTCGATGAGACGCGGGTGCTCAAGAACCTGGGCGTCAAGAACGTACCTTCGCCAATCTTTGGCAGGTACGACTGGCCCGGGCGCTTCAAGCCGATGGCCCACCAGAAGGAGACAGCCTCTTTCCTCACGCTCAATCGCCGCGCATTCGTCCTGTCCGAACCCGGTACAGGCAAGACGCTGTCCGCCCTGTGGGCGGCAGACTACCTGATGCAGCGCGGTGAAGTTCGACGCTGCCTGATCCTGTGCCCGCTGTCGATCATGCACAGCGCCTGGATGCAGGACTTGGGTAACAGCGTCATTCATCGCAGCGCGGTGGTGGCGCATCATGCTCAGGCCGCACGGCGCATCGAACTCATCCAAGAAAACTACGAGTTCGTGATCGTCAACTACGAAGGTCTGGCGCTGATCGCCAACGAGGTAAAGAACGACGGCCGGTTCGACCTGATCATCGTGGACGAAGCCAACGCCTACAAGAACCCGCAGACCAAGCGGTGGAAGGCGCTGAACTCCATCCTCACACCCGAGACGTACCTGTGGATGATGACCGGCACTCCTGCTTCGCAGTCTCCCGTGGACGCCTACGGTCTGGCCAAGCTGGTCAACCCGAACAACGTGCCCAAGTTCTACACGGCGTGGCGCGATGCGGTGATGAACAAGATCACCATGTTCAAGTGGGCGCCCAAGGCCGATGCTGCCGACAAGGTGCACGCTGCACTGCAACCGGCCATCCGCTACACCAAGGCCCAGTGCCTGGATCTGCCGCCTGTACTGACGACCACCCGCGAGGTGCCGCTCACGCCGCAGCAGGCCAAGTACTACAACCTGCTCAAGACCCAGATGCTGGTCATGGCCGCAGGCGAGACGATCACGGCAGTCAACGCTGCCGCTGCGCTCAACAAGCTGCTCCAAATATCTGCCGGGGTTGCCTACACCGACAACAAGGAGACAGTCGAGTTCGACGCCACGCCGCGCCTGAACGTCCTGATGGAGGCGCTTGATCAAACTGAGAGGAAAGTAATCATCTTCGCGCTGTTCCGCTCAGCCATCGACACCATCAGTGAGTTCCTCACGAAGAACGGCGTGGCCAACGAGCAGATCCATGGCGGCGTCACAGCCACCAAGCGGGGCGACATCATCCGGCGCTTCCAGACGCAGCCCACCCCGAGGGTGCTCGTCATGCAGCCGCAGGCCACCGCGCACGGCATCACGCTGACTGCTGCGGACACGGTGATTTTTTACGGCCCGCTGATGAGCGTCGAGCAGTACACCCAGTGCGTGGCCCGCGCCGACCGCAAGGGTCAGGACTCAGACAAGGTGACGGTGATCCACATCGAGGGCTCGCCCGTCGAGAAGAA